CGAGGGCATTAACTAAGAGGTATGCCCCCCCCAGAAGAGTGTGATTCTTCATGGTATCTAACATCTTTTAATTACCTTTCTTAAGTAATTTGATATTAGATTTTAGATTTTATGAAATTCTTTGATATATTGCAACATTGTAATAAGGTGGAATATTGTTATCTGTTGTAGTAGAGCCATATTGTACTTTTATATCTGTCTTTTGCACATATCCTATTTTTTCTGTCATAATATTAGAAACATAGTTTGAACCTTGCCCTGAATCGTTTAGTGGATTTAAATGGAAACCAGAACTTGTAATAAATGTTCCGTCTCCTTCTTCACCAGACAAGCAAGTGATACCACTGTGTGGATACATTCCATTAGTATGGTTGCCAGTAATATTACCCCAACCATAATATTCAGGAAATAAAAAGGCTATAACATGATGATGTTTTCCCTTTCCACCAGTTGCACCAATTATGTCATTGTCTTCTATACCGCGTAAAAAACTACCAGTAATTTGTTTCCATACTCCACCAACAGTATCAGCAGGAGATATAGTATCTGCACTTATATAAATACTGCCGACAGGGTAAATTATATCTAATAAATTAACATAATTACTCATGCGGCAGCACCGCCAATGCTAGGCAGTTCTGATATATACTCGACAGACAAGAGAATATGGTTGATACTCTTGCCCCCCCCCAGAATAAGTCGTTGGAATGGATTCGTCAATTCTCATACAAGTCCATTTGTTGTTAGCTTGGCAAGAAGCAGGGACATTATCAGGTCCATTGTACCAATTACCATTATCGGTATATGTCCAACGAGCTAAAGAATGCTGATGTGGAGGCATATTGTCAGCAGATATAGTGTGACTTCCTGTGTAATCGCCTAAACTGTTATTATCTGAAAATGCAGCAATACAAGCTCCACCTTCGATTTGAGTCCAAGTTCCTCCAATCGATGTAGCAGGTGAAACAGAACTGGTTGTAATATATACGCTGTTTACAGGATATATAATATCTAAGAGATTTACATAATTACTCATTATTTAACCTCCTTATTTGGGAGGTTATCTAAAATCATAATATCAAATTGATTTATAGAAACTAAGCTACCGTAGTAGCCCCCCCCCAGAGAGGTCAATTCATTAAACTTATTCACATAAAACTCCTTTTCTTTCTCAAAATTATAATCTATATCTATATGAAAAAAAGGCAAAACTCATAATCGAGTTTTGCCCAAAAATTTTAAATTTTTATCCACAGCTTGCATCTTGAATCTGTAGGTTGAGCTGATTGCACAGCGATACTATATTCATTATCAGCGCTACCAGATTTAGTAGCATAACTAGCAGAATTTGCACTACCAGCACTTGCCGCATACTTTACGCTTTTATTAGAATCAGACGTGTTATCAACGTTACCCAACCCAACAGCGGATTTAGAAGGAGGATAAGCGTTTGTATAAAACTCCTCTACAGAGATAATACAATTAGATGCATAAGTAACTCTATAGGCTTTACCTAATCCAGTCATAGGAAATAATAATAAATTACCATACCTAGGATTGTCACCGCCAATGCCAGTTCTATGCGGCACATATAAGTAATTATACCAAGAGCCGCCAGTAAAGCTCAATCTTTTTTCTTTAGATTGATTAAACATACACGACCCAAGCATTGGAGGTTTATTTATTAATTTCGCAATTAAATCATCTATAGTATCCGCGTTATTTTCTTGCGCAGTCATAATAGGCAATATTGTAAAATTGCTGCCATCTGATAAATAAAATTGACTCATTCCATATCAAATAAAATTGTATTTATTGAGCTACCGCAGTAGCCCCCCCCCTGCTAATATTAATAAACATAAAAATCTCCTTTAATTCTCTGGTACGCCACTTGCGTTAGACCATACCATATAATTAGCTGTACCGCATGAGTTTGCATAATTTGCACTAGTCGCATATTTCACATTTTTCTCGGCATCAGCTGTGTTGTCAACATTGCCTAAACCAATAGATGCCTTGGTATGAGTATGGTCACTTGCGGCCGCACCAACCATATCGGCAGTCCATGGCTTATATTCTCCATCAACGGGGTAGTAAGCTCTTGTCAAAATATATCTCCCTTCGAACGAAAGGGAGAGAGTCATAAGCCCCCCCCCCATGAAACGTTATTTAAATATTCAATTATTAAATTTTAATCCATATTTTACAAGTATTACTGGTGGGTTGCGTAGATGAAACAGTTATTATATCGCTTTCCGCTTTGGCATTGAGTTTTGTATTCATTTCACTTTCAGTATAGTAGCGGTCATCGTGAGTGTGACTAGAATTGGCCTTGCCATTTAATTTAATATTTATTTCACTCTCAGTATAATATCTATCATCATGAGTATGTGAACTTGGAGTGTATGTAGAAGGTTTACCACTCACATTACCCCATGCAACAGAATTCGCGGAACCCGCACTAGTTGCGTATTTTACGCTCTTGGCAGAATCTGTGGTATTATCAATATTACCAAGGCCAACCTCTGACTTAGTATGGGTATGTGGGCTTACTATAAAATTATACGCAGCAGACTCGCCAAATGACGGAACAGCAGTCTGCCCTGCTGTCGATGCATCCCAATTTGTCCAAGAAATAGCAAACCCCATATCATAGTTACTACCAAGTGGTATTAACTTCATTGATTCTGACCATTGACTTCGTTTAGCCCAGATAGAAAAAGTATTACCTTCTGTTTTTTTGTCTAAACCGGCATAAAAAATATCATAAAAAGCACTCTTTGCGTTTTGTGTTAAAAAGGTATAAGAAACTGTAGGAGCAACGAATATTTTACTATTTCCAGAATATACTGATAAATTCATAATACAAGCATTTTGTCTTGATACACAAAGATAAGTTTCGTTAATTCTTTTGTATGTACTATTGCATGTAACACTACCCAACTTATAATACATTATATTAGCAGTATTCTTCTCTGCATAATATTCTTTTGGACTAAGAACATTGGCACTACTTGCTGTACCGTTTAAGTTACCGTTTACAGTCTTAATATATGCTTCTCTGAACTGCCAGCTACTTGTTCCAAGAGCAGAAATTGTTCCTGAATTATAAGGTATAATTCCTAGCTGCGTAGTCCTAATCCAGTCGTTATCTGAACCATCTGGCTTTGTTATCCCTTGATAGCCATTAGCGTTTTTACTTCCTAAAGCTCCTACCATATCAGGAGTCCACTCTTTATATGAACCATTAACTGGATAATACGCTTTAGCCAATTACATCATTGGCACACCATGCCCCCCCCCAGAAGGGTATAATTCCATATTATCATTTTACACCTACACCTTTATCCATAATTTACAAGTGCTTGCGCTTGGTTGCGAAGAAGACACAATAATCTCTTCTGGCCTCCACGTATTGGTATCTTGTGTAGGTGGAGTGTAACCAAGTGCCGCAGTGACGTTCGCTTTAGTAAGCGAAATCGTACCGCTAGAATTTGTAATATTTGAACCAATCTTAACCAAACCTAAAGTTGAGTTAGTTGCCGCACCATAAGTAGTGTTATTATCTGTCCAAGGAACGTTAACATAAAGATTACCACTATTGTCGGCACTAACTTTATAATTTTTACCAGAAGTTGTGAATCCAGTCTTTACACTGAAAGTAGTACCAGATAAAGATAAGCCAGTTCCCGCAGAATATGTGGTATTTGTATTATTATCAGTCAATTCAATTGTAGCGTTGCCTGACTGGTTCATTGTAAATGTACCCTTTGTAGCACCAGCTTGTTTAATGGTAACTGTACCGTTGCCAACAGAGGGAATTTGTGAAGTTAATGCTAACTGCCCACTACCCACAGGCATATATACAACGGTGGATTGATTTGTATTTGCATTGAAATCGGTATCGGTGTCATAAGAGAAAGCTAAACGTTCATCTCCATATAAGTTACCGATAGTCCAAGCGCCTTTGAGAGTCTTTTGACCTACTACTGGGTTATATGCATCTTTATTAGATGTTGTACCAAAAGCAATAGCATTATTACGTGCGGAAATCCAACTACCACCAGAGCCACGGAGAATGCGGCCAGACATAGTGCCGCCACTCAATGGTAAATAAGAGTGTGAGTGATTGGATGCCGCAGCGCCAACATCACCATAGCTAAGTGAAATATTGCCAGTTAAAGCCTTTCCATTAACTGTGCGGCTAGTGGGGACATATGAACCGAACTTATCATTAAGTACCTTGCCTTGTGCCGCAGAAAGTGACTGGTCTGTAGCTGTTGATGTTAAATTATTTTGAATTCCACGCCAAGTATTATTATCAGTAGATGAAATAGTAATGTTACCACTTGCGTCAGAGGTAACACTTGTAGCTCCACTGCCTTTAATGGTCACACCAGTGCGGAATGTATTGTCATCTGTAACATTAATGTGAGTGTTGCCATTCGTAGTAGCAGCATTAGCTGTATCACTGGCAGCACCAGCTACAATACGAGTTGTCCAATGCGTATTTGTATCAGCTGTTGGAGGAGTATATCCAAGAGCAGTTGTTACATTTGCCTTAGTTAACTCACTACGAATAGTAGCAGAAGATTTATTTTCAACATTACCAAGGCCAACATCTGATTTAGTAACACCGTGCGGATTACCACTTTTCACAGTTGAGTGATTATATGCCGCGCGTGATTCATCACCATAGCCAGCAGTAGAATGGGTAATGCCTAGAGCAATTGTTTCAGAAATCACAACATAGGCAGTGCCGCTCCAACGATAAATCTTATTGGTATCTTTAGCTGTGTAAATCTTACCAGCTTCACCTGTAGTTGGGAACTTGGAAAGTGAATCATATTCAAGAACGTCGTCAACGTAAGAAGGAAGATTTGAGCTTGAAATCGTGCCGCTAATTTTAGATGCATTTAATGTGCCGCCAAGCTCAGAGAAACTATATGAAGGTTTAGACGCGGCTTTTGCCCATGAAGGGACATCACTAGCTGGCATACTTGTTGGGAAGTCTGTAATCTGAGACTTCGTATGGGTATGGGAAGCAGCTGCCGCACCAACATTAGACGCAGTGATATTGATTGATTTAGCAGCACTACCATCATACGCACCTTGGGACGTACCGTTAAGAGAAATCGTTAAGGCATTTGGGTTCTTTAGAGAGCCAGGGACTGTTGGAATAGATGGCTTATTTGAAAGGTCGTTATATGAACCACTAGTCGCAACAGTGGCAAAACTAGGCTTACCTGTTACCTGACTCCAAGAAGGAGCATGGCTTGAATCGAAATAGTAAGCCCAAGCACCCCAAGAGGTACTATTAAATTGACGAATCCAAGTTTTATTGGCACTCGTGTTACCCTCTGTAAGCACTTGTGCTACATATCCGCTGGCGGTTTTCTTAACTTCAAGACCAAAAACATCAACGTCACTTGGCTTATTTGAAACTGTATTACTGCCGCCACCAAAATAAATGCCGACAGTTTTAATGTCGTTTAAATTTTGATTGGTAAGCTCGTGCACAGTAAGATACGCGGCATTGGTTGCATTTGTAGCGCTGCCAGCATTCGTTGCGTATTTAACGCTCTTTTGGCTATCCGCTGTATTATCGACATTACCTAAACCGACTTCACTCTTAGAATAAGATGGTTTACTTGCAGCCTTAGCCCAAGCGGCAACATCCGATGCAGGCATTGAAGTTGGAAAATCAGTAATATCAGCTTTTACATGCTTGTGTCCTGTATTAGATTTACTACCAAGAGCAGAATTAATTACTTTATTTTGTACAGGATTTGTAGAAGTACTTGAAAGTGCAGAGTCAACTGAAATATTATTAGCTCCACTAGCGATACCATCTAATTTTGATTTATCGCTTGCAGACATAAGACCTGCGGCACTAGTGCTAGCATTACCATAGACGGTGTTTGAATCAGTAACGCTATAACTTGAACCATCGCTGCCTTTAAGATAAATAGTACTACCGTCTTTTGTTAAATTGTAAGTAGTATTAGAGTTGATATTATCTTTAATTTGAATCAGAGAGGTTGTAGAAGTGCCCATCCACATAGTACCTGTATCGGTTGCAATATAAAGTGCGCCATCGATGACTTTACTCGCGGACTGTAGGGCTTTGATATTAGGTTCTTTATCTCTGATAAATTTTACTCTTGCTATCTTGCTCACATCCTTTCTGTTCAAAAGGTATATTCTTTATTAAATGAATTGACTTACGCCAGTTTCATTATATGCTTTTATAGCATTTTCTAATTTTGTTCTATATTCAATTATACTTGTAATGTCGCCTTTGCCACAAATATTACCAGAAGTAAAATATGCCGCGAATACATTTTGTGCATCGCACGGTTCAAGACGATAACAGTTTACATTACCCGGACATGTAAATTTGCCAGTAGCATCATCTATATAAGGATAAGAGCTTAATGTAGATAAAAAATTTTGACCCATTGTAGAAGATGACGCAAATTTCACTTTCTTTTCGGGGAAGCATTCTGCTTTTTTAAAACGAATATCTTTTAGTGCTACTGGAAAATCAGCAAATTTAACGTCTGATAAATCCCAACCATATGCACTTCTCCATGTCATTTTGGGCCAAGAAACATTTAGATACATATTCCTACCATAATAATCAACAAAGCCATTAGAATAGAATCGATAATGCCATATATTGTTAGAAGTATCCCCTTCTAGAATTATCGACTCTTTTGTTTCAAGCGTTACAGAAGAATCTGCTTTCAATTGTAGCAATTTGCTATCTGGCATACCTAAATATGCTGTTCCAGTATCCGTAGAAACATATATAGTACCATCATTGATGTTCTTGTTTGCTTCTTGAGATTTTATTGTGTCTTCTTGGCCCTGAATAAAATTTATTGGTTTTTTCATAATATATTATTTTCTATGAGATAGGGCGCCAAGTTAAATCATTTGGCGTCAAAAAATCTTCTATCGCATGGAATGCAGCAGATTTTAGTCCAAAGACTGAAATCAATTTATCTTTAACTTTAATCGTACCGTTTTCGGTACCAATTGTGATTTGGTCTGCTGTAAGCATTTCATCAGGTTTTACGCCAGCGGCTTTTGCGTCCACGTATGCCTTTGTCGCCAAATCGTTGTCATCTGAAATTGACTGATTCGCCGCATATTTAACTTTACCACTTAAAATACCGCCAGCAAGAGGCAAGTATTTTGCCTTCTCTTGGTCTGTATATGCTTTTGCATCTGAAAGAGCTTTATTTGCTTTAGTCTGAGCGTCAGATGAAGCTGTACCAGATGCTGAACTGATAGCGGTGTTCATTTCACTTTTGGTCGGATAGTTTGATAAATCTGTTTTGGAGCCACCTAATTTTTCAAATTTTCCATTAACCCAAAAGTATTCAGTATATTCATTATCAGATTCAGACAAATCAGGAAGCATATAGATTGTGTTATCTTCACCAGTAGAAGGAAGGGTTGAGCCTTTTGCCAAAACAACTCGTTTAAGATGCGGAGCTGCGGCAACTGCGTTGGCAATGGCTGAATCCATAGCATCTTTTTTAACGTAATCGCTAGGCACTTTGTCAGATGGAATAGCAATGTCCCAATTAATATCGGACGCATCTACGAGCTTAAAAGTGCCATTATTTTTTTGCTTGATTTTATCAATTAATTGAATTGGCATTATCTCACCTCTACCGTAGTCGCGCCCAGTCCAGCGTTAGTTGATTTATAAATGTCATACGAAGCAGTTGCTCCACTGGCATTTGTAAAGTCAAAAGTTTTTACTTTACTAAAACCGCCCTCAAAACCGCCAACATAGAATACGGGAGTCCCAAAAGAAGTTGGAATTGCAAAATAAATATATTGACCAGCATTAGCCGTTACTGTCCAAGAACCAGTACGCCCAGAAACTAAATTCTTAGTCAACCCTTTGACAAAAGTCGCGTCCATCTTAGATGTGTCAGTAATGTTACTCACTCCGTAATATTTACCATTTAAAAAATAAATAGTGGATTGTTTTGAAGACACAGAATTTCTAGCATCTGTTGCCGTCAAAGTAAACGTAGTTGTAGTTTTGAGTGGAGACGCGAAAGACAAAGCTGTAGAACCTGATTGACTTTTAATGATTTCAGATGATTGACTACCTGCTGTAATGGTCAATTTGGAAGGTTGCTTATTCAAATTCCAAGAAAATGTAGAAGATGAAATAGAAGAACCTAGTTCAAGCGTGCCCGTATTGTTTGAAAAAGTACTAATGGACATCGCTTTATAAAGTGAAAGTGTACCGTCAGATGTAATATCAAAATCATTGCCGGGCTTGATAACACCTGCGGCAGAAGAAGTGGCGACTTTTACATCGCCACTTCCATATTTGATATTATTTTTCATAATACTCTTAGAATCAGAAATAAAATAGATTCCATTTGGGTCTACTTTTGCGCCAAGAGCATCATATTCTGATTGTACACCTGAATAGAATTTAATATCCGCAGACATACAATCTCCTTAAATTAAATAATCAATTTAAATTAGAGCGTGCCCCAGGTAAGGGCAGAATCAGTATATTCTTTCGCAGACGCAAGAGCATTATTGGCCTTTGTAGTAGCATCGGCAGCAGCAGCACTAACAGCTTCTGTTTTCTTGGTATCAGCGTATGACTTAGCGCTAGAAAGCGCAGCATTTGCAGAACCAGCAGCATCGAAAGCGCTTGTGGCAACGTATGCGGCAGAACCAAGACCTTTAACAGCTACGTTTTCGCCCTGAACTGAGATAGTACCGTTAGCGGAACCGGAAACGACATCGCTTTTCTGGACAGCAGAGTCAGCCTTAGCACCCTGTGCGGCAGTAGCGAAATCACCAGTACCAGCATAGGCAGCGGAACCTAGACCGTGAACCTTGACGGCAGTGCCCTTAACAGAGATAGCGCCATTGGTAGTACCTTCAATAACATCAGCAGCCTGTAGCGCAGAATCAGCTTTAGCGCCCTGAGCGGCGGTGGCATAATTCTTGGCTAGACCATCAGCATAAGCCTTAGCAGCCTTCTCGGCATCAGAAGCCTTGGTGGCGGCAGTAGCTTCGGCAGCAGCCTGAGCAGCGTTAGCCTTTGTTGAAGCGTCTGTGGCAGCAGCAGCAATAGCGGCCTCCTTGGCAGCATTAGCTTTGGAAGTAGCATCATTAGCAGCGGCAGTCTTGGCATCGCTTACGGCAGTGTCAACTTGACCTTTGGTATAGTAATTGCTAAGGTCTGTATCAGAGGTACCGATGCGCTCAAAGGCACCATTGATAAGCATATATTCAGTATAAATTGACTTGGCTGAACCAGCAACTGTAGCATCGCCGCCATCAGGGACCATGTAAATTGTATCTTCATTGGCAGCTTTAACTGCTGGAAGAGCTTTAACAATTTCACGCTTTAGGTGATGGGCGTTTGCAACGGCTGTAGCGATAGCAGAATCAGTCTGTGTCTTGGTGTAAGCATCGCCAATGCCATAGCCAGCTAAAGTTGTAGCCTTGTCAGCTTTCTTAGCGATTTCACCTTCGAGAGCGGTCTTAGCAGCAGAGACCTGATTTGTGGTTTCAGTCTTAGCGGCAGCTACAGCTTCGGTCTTCTTGGTATCAGCATAGCTCTTGGCATTAGTTTCAGCGGCATTGGCTTTTGCAGTCGCATCAGCGGCAGCTGTTTTCTCGGCAGCGGCCTGAGCATCGGAAGCAGCTTTCTTAATTGAGCCATCGCCAGTGCCATTGATTACGCCAATAGCAGATTCGTTAGCAGCAGTTTTACCCTCAACGGCAGTAACACGGTCAGCAAGAGCACCGGCATTGAGGCTCTTGACTGTCTCGGTTACGTAGTCGGCAACGGACTTAGCCGTAGCGAATTCACCATGAGTGCTTGAACCTGAAATAGTGGTAGCTTTTGGAAGGACAACTGTCTGATAGGCAGCGCCATCAAAGAAACGGACTTCACCAGTAGTTTCATGGACATAAAGTACGTTTACCTCTGCGGTATCGGTTTCGGGGAAAGCAGAAACCTTTTTATAGATACCACCAGAGAAAGGAACGTCACCTTTATAGATTGTTCGAGAATCGCTGATGAAATACAGGGTAGCAGCATCTTTATTATCAAGACCCGCAAACTGGGCAGCGGTGCAAGAAATAAATTTAACTTGAGCCATCTAATTTTCCTTTCTTTTGTATGATTTACATATTTATTATAAAATCTCTTTAAAGATTATATAACCTTCTATTCTTGGAATTCATTCCATTCGGTTAGGTTGGAAACTGCAATATATTCTTTTGTACTCGCGCTCCATTTATATGTAGCCTTATTTGCAATATAAAGAGTTGTCGGATTTCCTTCTTTTGGAAAATCGTGTACATCTGTGCCGAACACAACAGGCTCTAGATTACTGGGAGTAAGTTGCTTCCAAGAGCCATTAGAAAAATTCCACATAACGTTTGAAGATAATACATAATAATAACCATCTAATACAGAGGCATATTGTTCTCTATCTTCTTCTGTCTTAAAGGTTTGAATTGTTCTATAAGGATAGCGTACGCCATTAATGTCTAAACATACAGTGGCGTTATCAGTAACAAAAATAACATTACCGTCACGAACAGATAACTTGCTTAAATTTTTAGCACTAACGGTATAAAGATTAGTATAAACCATTTTTAATCCTCCTCTACCAATTCATCGAAATTAATCATTTCCAAGTGAGGAGTTTGAATCTGTCTATCTACATAATCTTTAATAGTTTGAATATCATTATCAAAGTCAATGCCACACTTATCTTTATCTAATTTAGAATCTATGCGAGCATCAACAATTTCTAATGACTTTTTAGCTTCTTCTAATGTTTCATCAGCTTTATTGCCAATAGCCTCAACTCGTTCAATAGCCTCATCAGCTTTTTCAGCTGCTTTATCAGCTTTATCGGCAGCAGCATTGGCAGTATCAACCGCATCTTTGGCAGCGACTTTAACTTTACCGAATTCAAGAAGCATATCTTCGAATTCAATTTTTTGAGCAATCATTTGCTTTTTCATCTGGTCGCCGATGCAATTGAGACGAATTACCGCATTTTGAAATAAACTGAAATCATCGGATACGACAAAAGAAGAACCGTCATTCGGGTCAGATAATACGTGTACAACAAAATTAGTTGACTGAGCAATTGAAACACTATCAACCAGTTCGATACAACAAAGCACATCGCCTTCAAGTAACATCGCTTGCGGCCAATGAATTTCCCATATAATTGGGTCATCATTGGTCTGAGTAAAGACATTATATCCTTTTACCTTCTTTTGGCGATGAAACCAACTAAGATATACTTTAGTTTCAGGAGTAATTTGAGCAGCTGCTTCTTGGTCGAAAATGATTCTAAAAGTGCGGCCATTGGCATCAGCGCCACCAGCAACAATCGGGTCTTGAATATCTTGGTCAAGTGATTTCAAATTAACCGTAACTGCTTTTAATTCCTGACTCATTTATTCACTCCTTTCGGTTTCACTTTGTATAGTTTTAATTATTTGAGGATTAGAAAGATTTATCCTCGGTAATTCACGAATTTCTTCCATAAGACCATCAATAAATGAATTTCCTCCTGACGCTTTATAATATAAATATCTGCGTTCCAAGGATTGTAAATTTAAATCATCAATCGCTTTAATCTCATAACAGAAATAGTGGTGTTTATCTATAATATAGCTTCGAGAATTCTCTTGAAGCCTTTCCATGGTTAGCTTTTCATGCTCTTTAAGTTGTTTAATCTCTTCTGATTGTTCATTGATTTTAGAAGATAAAGTTGAAACCTCTTGCCGCACATTGGTTAAGCCTTCCATGATTTCAGAATGCTTTCTATCTTTCACAGATTGATGATTGAAATACGCTTTCAGTTTCTCATAAAAATATTCAACAAGTTCGCTAATAAATTTAAAAGCAACCGCAAGCGAAACTATCAAAATAATAATAGTCTCCAAAGAATATTGTGAAAATAATTGAGATAAAGCATCCATATTACAGCAATATTCCTTTCTATTTCAACATAGCCTATAAAATATGAAAGAAATACAGTGTAAATTATACTTTTTTGTCCAACAAAAAAAGAGGATTAGAAAATTTTTCTAATCCTCAATTAAACTAGTTTTATTAAATTTTAATCCAAATTTTACAATCATTACTTGTTGGCTGAGTGCTTGAAATAGTAATAAGGCTATTTAACTTATCATTTAAAATCTTACCTTGTGCCGCAGAGAGCGATTGATCGGTCGCAGTAGAAGTTAAATTATTTTGAACGCCTCTCCAAGTGTTTGTGTCGTTAAGTGCGATGGTTGCATTGCCAGATTGGTTCAACGTAAAAGAACCTTTGGAGGTCCCACCTTGTGTTACTGTAATAGTACCATTACCTACAGATGGAATTGTTGGTTTATTAGATAAATCATTATAAGAACCACTTGTAGCGACAGTGGCAAATGTTGGTTTAGATGAAATCTCACTCCAAGAGTACGAAGGTTTGGATGATGCCTTTGCCCAAGATGAAACATCGCTTGCGGGCATACTTGATGGCCTGCCTGAGACATTTGTCCATACAACGGAACTTGCGCTATCAGCGCTATTGGCATGGTTTACTCTACCGACATTACTTGCTGTGACATTCGTTTGCGTATATGTCCTAATATCTGCCGCAGCCCTTGGTTCATCTCCTGTCAGTACCCAACTGCCACCATTAGAACCTCTTGAACCATTCGAAATAACTCTAAAGTTAACTCCTTCATAAGAACTAGTTGCTTTAAAATATAAGTCTACATAGCAAGTGGTGCCAGCTTTAGAATAAATATTACAAAATAGTTTTGAATTGTCTATACCGTTATTAACGAGCCATTCAACAGCGCCATGGCAACTCCCCGTTTGACCAGAAGCAATATCATCAGTACGCATAGAAATGCGGCAAATACCAAAATAAGAGTCTCTGTATCCTTGGTCTAGTGACAAAACTAGAGAAGCATCCATATAAGAACTATTCGTATCGACCGTTGCAATTCTATAATAAGGTACTGTATTTGTATCTGTTGAAATATAACGCGCTACACCATTTAAAGATTTCGTCCAACCGGAAGAATTGGCATAATTTACACTAGCACTTGAATATGCGGTGGCTGCTACTGGCTTTCCATTTGAAAAATATACTGGCTGCGTAGTAGAACCAGCAGAGGAGGATAGCTGAGTAGCAGTTGTAGCGCTACCAGCCGACGTTGCGTATTTAACAGACTTATTTGCATCTGCCGTATTATCTACATTGCTTAATCCAACATCAGCCTTAGCATGAGTGTGACTACTTGCAGCAGCTCCTACCATATCTGGTGTCCACTCTTTATATGAACCATTTACTGGGTAATATGCTTTTGGCATAGTATTGACTCCTTTCTAGAGAGGAGAGAGGAAATACTATGCCCCCCCCCATAGACATTTTATTTTATATTATTTTAAGGTTGAATCCATAATTTACATCTTGAATCTGTTGGCTGAGTATCTTGAACCATAATAGAATACTCATTATCAGCACTTCCAGCAGACGTGGCATGATTCGCACTAGTTGCTGTTCCAGCGCTGTCGGCATACCCCGCACTCATTTTTGACCAAGTGTTACTTGATTGAGCACGTTTATATATATATAAATTATTAGCGCCATCAGGTATAGCAATTTGCCAAGGAGTTCCAATTGAATTATCAGATAAGACACTTCCCCATTGACCGAAAGGGACGTTGCTTGTTCCATTAGTTGATGGAACACCTCTAACGGAATAAAAACCAGTAGCAAAATGATTATTATATTCTGTGTCAGTGGTTGTCTCCGCTGTCATAATAGGTAGCTTTGTAAATTCAGTACCATTTGAAGCATATAATTCAGCCACAAATATCAGCTAAATTATTTAGCGGGGCGCAAGCCCCCCCCCCCAAGAGAATGCAATGTAACATTATAGATTCCTTTCTAAACAATTTTAACCCAGATTTTGACATGTTCTTCTGTAGGCTCAGAAGCGCCGACGTAAACAGTACCAACGTCATCTGCAATTTTACTATTTGTAACAGCTTTATCCGCAATTTTTGCAGATGTTACTTTACCATTTCCAATAGTGGTGGACATAGTGATAGCACTTGCAGTATTGAAACTAGTGGCAGATGTTGTTACATCACCACTCAAAGCGACAGTATTATTAAATTTATTGGCGGACTGGGCATTCGTTGCACTAGTTGCGTTGCCCTCAACATTACCAGTAAGATTACCAACAAAGCTAGTTGCATATACATAATTCCATTTATTGTTTGATGTGCCAAGAGAGTAAGAATTATTGGCACTCGGTGTGATTGAACGAGAGGTTAATGTTCCAGTCAGTGCGCCGCCAGATAGCTTTAAATATGAGCTATCGTGATTATGATTCGCAGCAGCAGCCCCGATATTGGCACAAGTAAGATTAACATTGCCTTTGCGGTATGTAGTTTCCGCATCACCCTTAACACCAGTGACTTCACCAGCTACCTGCCACGTACCGTCACCGCGCAAGAACTTAGTATTATCTCCTGCTGCTGGTTGCGGAACAAGACCTTTGGCTCCTGCGGCAGATGATGTAGCGCCCTTCATTGCTTCTGGCTGTACTGTATCAATACTCAATGATGCATCCGCAGAACCATTAAAAGTAACAGTTTGTTTTCTCTGTGCGCTCGTTGTGCCGTATATATTGGTAATAGATAATGTATGTCCAACCTTTGAAGCAGTTGTTGCATTAGTTGCATTATCTGCATTCGCCGCATGGTTTGCTTCAAGCGCCGTACCAGCTTTGTATTCTTGATAACCAGCATCTTGATTTAATTTAGATTCGTCAACAACAATATAAAGGACACCTGTATCGGATTGCTTAACAGTATCTCCAAGCTGAACTTGCGATGCTGTCAATTTTAAACGTGCGGCTCTATCTGTTACCGTAACCATGCGCTCTAATGCCCCTTGCGGAATAGCTGATAACGGCAAAGTACCGGTCACAGCCGTTGCATCGATTGAAGGAATGGTAATAGAAACATTTCCAGAGCCATCAAAATTTGCGCTACCAGCGCCACCGTTGTTACCTGCTTTAACACTAATTGAGCGGGCTGTTTTTAGCTTTGTAGCAGTATCGGCGTTACCAGTAACATTACCTGTTAGATTTCCAGCGAAACCACCATTACCAGTTACTTTACCAGCAAAAGTTGTTGCAGAAGCCACTGTTTGCGCCGTGGTTGTTGTTCTATCAAGTTTATTATTTGCATTATCATTTACAGCTTTTACTGCTTTAGGCGTAGCAGCAACTACGCCAGTAGCGGCACTATCTGTCGCATTAGTTGCGTCTGAGAGCCAGACTTCACCACGCTTATTGTTGGTAGCATCTGGCGCAACATAAATCGGCCTATAAGTCTTTAATGTTGGGTCATATACCTTGGCTACGAAATTATTTTTCATCGTAGAATCATTTGGATTGCCTTTAGCCATTTACTACCTCCTTAATCGTCATTGCTTGCATAGATAACATCTATAATTGTCTCTGGCGGCATAGGTTTTTCAAATGTAAATTTTAATTTAGAGCCGAAATGTCCATCAAGTTCTAGAATTCCTGTCTCATTGATTTTATACGAAAATTCACTTTCATTTGTAGTGATAGTTACATCATAATCAGGAATTTGCGGAAAAAGGACAATATCTTCTTTTCCTTCATTTAAAGCACGATATTCAGAATATGCGATGGGTTGACGTTTTGGAATTTGAATACCAATATGTACATAAGAGTTACCAGCACCCGCATTAAATGTATGATTTGATTTTACTGAAAAAGGCCCTTTAATTTGTTCAAGTTTCATATTTATGCTCCAAACTTATAGGCACTAGACCAATAAGATGGAATAGCATTATCTGAAACAGTAACAGAATTCTTTAAAAATGCAAGACCTTCTACTGTAAGCATTTTGATGCTCTCATAGGTAGCAGCACTTTCGTCCATTAACTTAACATCGCGCATACCAGTATCCGCAATCTTGCCAAGATAATACCATGTACCTAAATTATAATCAAACGCATAGAATTCTTTGTCGCTCTTGGCTTCATCATTAGGCTGATATGTGATAATCTTACCTAATGTGGATTGACCACCTGGCTGATTCTGCGCACCTGTAAGGCCAAAGGGATACTCTTTATTTAAATATTCAATAATATTCGCATCAGTATAGCCAGCCGTAGTTAGCTGTGTTTTTGTAACATTAAAGCCAACTAGAATACCTGCTTGGTCTTTAATTGTACCAAGGTCTTTCCAGTAAACATTTGCGCCATAATTTGGAATTGACGAATCATATGCCATGGCATCGTTGTTTGAAATCCAACCATTTGTAGCAACTTTAACACGATGTGACGGGTCGCTATATAATACAAATAAATGCCAATCGCTAGGCCGTACAACTAAATGTTCAATTGAATTAATAGGGTCACTAACTTTTACAGGGTTTGGATTGCTATTATATTTAACATAGATGCTCTTGTCATCACTAATACCAGTTCCCATATAGATAGACTTAACAGTAGTGATTTTGTAATTCTCGCCACCGTTCTCAGTCTTGAGGCTGATTGTTTCACCAGTATTGAAAATAAGCGTTGTCTCACCAACATCATTGACACGTGCGGCGGTCAATAACTTTAGTTTGGCAGGACTAAGTTTATCACCAGTAGTGGTATTAATTGTAATATTGCCATTAGACTGGTCAATTGTGATATTTTTAACCCAAGTAAGATATTTATTTACAGAAGCAGTACCATCATTGAAAGCACATACAAAATGGCCTGTATTTTCATCCAATGTAACAGAACTAATCCAGCGGATATGGCCTACTTTGTTTTTACCATCATTGGACAATGTGCCGCCATTGGTACCTGCAAATGTGCCGATAACATCACCATTATCTTCAATTTTAAGGCCTTTAACCCATGTAAGGTCTGTTTGGTAAGCAGGCGAACCATTGTTGAAATTCATTTCGAAGTGTCCACCCTTAGAACCATCTCCGGTAGACAAAGAGACGCCTGTTACCCACTTGATTTTCTTCTCAAATACAGTGTTATCGTTATGAGTATAAGATACAGTTAATGTGCCATAATCATCAAGGGCAATATTTTTAATAATATTAAAATCACCAAGATAAATTAAAATAGGCGATGGATTCAACTGTTTATCATAAATATAAAGCTCATAGCAAACAATCTGACGGCCTGCCGCAATATCATCATCCATACCAGTATAACCTGCGGCACCTACAGTAGCAAGGCCAGTAGTCCCATCAACTTTTACGTTGCTAGTATCGTAAATCTTGCCACGATATGCATTGCTCATGGTAATTACTTTAAGATTGCGTAAAGTATCACCTTTAATGCCTTTAGGGATACCCATGTCCCAATATTCCCAAAATGGATGCGTTTCATCGTCAATACGATTAATACTTGCCATAGCCGCATCTTGCTTAATATTGCCAGCTTGGTCATACTGAGAAACGGCGTGTGCTTTATAGTCAATTACAGTATATGGCAATTTTAAGCCAACATAAAACCAAGAATCTGCATCTTCATCATCTTTGCGAATATTAACCCATGTATATTCAATATCATCATTGAAGGTATTGTCCTTTTTGCCGGGCACAAGCACATTATTTTTTATACCGAATTTAAAATCTTTCTTGATATTACCCTTTGCGTCATACCAAGTTCCATTGTCATCTTGCTTCCAATTCGTAATAGCCAAGCCTGTGCTTGTTTGACCCGTTGGATAACGGCGATAGCTATTTTCATCTAATTGCTCGGTTGACTTTGCGGCTACGTTATCAATAGATGAAATTTCAAAAAACGGAGTACCAGAAGATGGACCGACTATTTGACCACGCAGAATAGCTCCGCCCATAGAATTCTGATAATCTAATCCTCTTTGAAATAATTTACCGTTATCAGGGTGATTTTTATTTTTTGTATTAATAATACAAAATTCATCATACCATACTTCGGTAAAATTTGCCCCAAGAGAAAAACTAGTTATCATATCTTGTACAGAAGCGAATGCAGCTTTAATCGTAAAAGCAGGGGCTTGATGACCTCCATAAAGCGAATCCAAAATTATTCACCTTCCTCTTCTGTATCTCTTTGGGTAAATTCATAATCTATTGTAAAAGAATCGTTATAATCTTTAGCTACCACTCCAAGAGAAGAAACAGGAACCTCTGAAAGTTCATAAAAACCACTTGGTCCAATTTTAATCTCTTCACCATTGACAGCCATCATAAGACCAGAATGGCCCCATACGCCTATTCTATCAAGAGTGGAATTTGAATTCATTGAGGTAACTAAATTCGTTATTTGCATAAGACTATAAGACATTTTAGTTATATCTACTTTGCGGCCATATTCAATACCACTACTAGTAGTACGTTGAATATTGTAATCCTCTGATTGGCGAGTCATCGATAGGACAATAGACGTAAATCCATCTTCTACTGGTCTAAAAATCATTTCAAAAACGCCATATCTTTCGCCAACATCATTACGCCAAGATTCGGCCAAAGAAACAACATTACGTTTATCTGTTTGTTTATATGACGTACCACCAGTACCAAGGTAATATTGCCTATCAGATTTTCTAAAATAAAGCATACCAGCGATATTTCCATTACCATATTTAAGAGGAATCATAGCGCTTACAGTGCCATCTTCCTTTTCATATAATGCAACGTCATAAACGTTTTTCCTTGTACCGCCAGCATTCACATTAACAGTTTTAATATACTGATATGTCTCAGTTCCCTTATCAGCATCTTTAGATAATTTAATTGTAAATTCCATTGCATAATTCATATCTTGCGGAATCTGAACCTTTAAATAATAATCTTGACCTTTAGAGAAAGCGGCATTAGGAATGATAGCAACATCTTGGAAGCCAGAACTACTGCTATCGCTACTAGAACCAGTGGTAATATCTGCCGCAGATTTTACATAAGTAAGCTGTGACGCATAATCCGCAACACATCCGCTCCCTGGGAATCTAAATTGTCCCAATTGTGTAGTTGCCATGTAATCCCTCCTTTTATTTCTTAAAAACATACCTATATAAAAATAAAAAATAGGGCAAATCAATTATACTGATTTGCCCTATAGGTTAAAATCTTTCAATCGCTTGACTACATGAAACACTCATTGTGTTACCAGCACCAAGAGGAATAGAAATAGTATTTAAATTGAAATCGCCATATGTATTTGTAGACGTATCATTCAGTCCGATTCTAACATTGGGTTCAAGATAAAAAACTGGAATGGCAGTAATCGTGGCAGAATTTTGATAAGTAGTATGTAAATATAATTCATATTTTACTTGGTCGAAAGCTCCATTTTTATATCCGCCAGTAGCTAAATTATAAAATACCTCACCACGCACTTGTGTAAACGGCATTCCGTTCTCTTGGCATTCCTGCTGTTTGGCTCTGCCTTTATCATCTTCATCCGCATTAATAAATACTATATTTGGAATCTCTGGCGCAAACAGACAATTAACATCATCAGAAACCACAGCATCAGTTCTGCGGCCAATGGCTGAAACTGAAAACTTCCCTAAGTCTGTAGAAGACGAATCTATGAAATCTAAAAAATAGTTTCCATCGGTTAAAGAAGAAGTCAACAATTCAGTATTTTCTTTTTCGCCTATAAACTTTTGTTCAACCAAATCATAGATTGTAGGCCAAAACGCTTCAAGTTCTTCAAAATAATAATCAGTATCTATTCTGCAATTATGTACATATTGTAAAATATCCCCTTGCCATCCTGAAATAGAATCAATTTTAGCATAATAATTGCCAGAATCGATACCATTCTTGCGGCAAATAAGTCCTTCAAGATATAACTCTGTACGCCAATCTTTTACCGTATATCCATTTGGATACACTGGTACTGGAACAGGATTAGTATCATCCTCAGAGCTAGTGCTATCTGTAGCATATACTGAAATATCAGATAGAGATACTTGTGTGTCTTGTGCAGGGTAGAAAGCTGAACCCTTCAATGCTTTATATGTATCGTCTTTCCAATAATAAGCAAATCTGTTTGTAGCATCAAGATAGATAGTATTAAATTCTCCAATAGTAGGAAAATCATCTTTTGTTGTATATATTGCTGGAAAAGCAGCTTTTATCTCTTGCGTTGATTCTTCTGTATATAGCAATAGATTATAATATGTATTATAAAAGTTATTACCGAATTCATCTGTTATAACGGGAGTTGGTTTGCGATCAATAGCTAAATGGTATCTAATGTCAACTTTCTGTGAGCTGTTTATGCCTTGCCGCGTACCTTGAATGATAAAATCATTCTTAATATTATCAAGCTGTGGAGTTTTAGAAATACTGATAATATTATCTTTATCATTGAATGTATATACTGTTTTACCTGTGGTTGTTTCCACAAGATAGTCATGTTTTGACATATCATTTACAAGTGTCGTAGCTTGTGTAGTATTTAAATAATTTTTAATTTCTCTGAAATGAAAAACGCCAAATTCATCATAGAAATATTCAAAATTGCCAAGATATTGTTTAATTTTATCTAGCACGCTAGTTACGCTATCGCCAAGATTGGCCGACAAGTCTGAATCATATACAAAATCATCATATATATATCCACAGTCTTGCCCGCTTAAAACTTCAATCGTTCCAGGTGGCTTTTCAGAAGGTTCATCAATATATGCCGCATACCAAATCACGCCTGCGCTGCCGCTTTGTTGCGGGACAAGCCATAATGGATTTGAACCAGTCCATTTCATAACCCTTTTGATTCTCTTGGGAACGTCTTCTATAACGATATTATTTAAATCTTCACCACCATAATGGTTAACCAACTCTTTGATAATATCGTATACTAAAACCTTTTGGGTAACATATGCGCCAGATGCATCTTGTGTATCTTCTTCATCAAAGATAACTGCTGCTGGCAATTTGCCTGCAACGTCACCGCTCAGTCCGCACATCTTGTCTTTTAAAGTCAGCTGCAAAGACACGACTGATGAAACGCTAGATGACGCACTTGCACCAGCAATAAAAAATACACCCTGCGGAAACCATAAAATAGAATAATCTTTATATTGGTCACTATGATTTTCAATGCCAATTTCGATGAAAATTTTCTTATTGACGGCAAAATCATATGACATATTCTCAATATCATATTCTCCACTACTGATAGAAGCTGTTAGAGAACAAGTACGTCTTATGGCAGAAGAGCCATCCTTATTGAGAGTGCCAGAAGCTATAACTCCTTGAATCTCTTTCAATGGCTCTTCATTCCAATTTAAAAGTGTAATCCGCACATATTGTTTTTGATTAACAAAATTATCAATAGTCTTGAGGAAATTTCTACGTTTTATGGCGCTATTTTCATCTTCATAATATGAATCTTGAAGATAAGGATAAGTCCTTCTCATTTTCCCTCCTATTGATAATTAGTAGTCATTACCGTTCCATAATAATTAATCATACCTTCTACTGGTATAGATGCAATGCCTATGCGCTCAGTAGACGTATTACCGTTGATTTGGTCAATCGCCCCAAAAGCAAAATCATACCATTGATAGTTATAATATAATCTTAATTTATTATTAACATTATATACCGTGTTTAAAGCAGGTTTTTCAATATCATTTTCATCAGTGTATACTACAGAAGATTCTGGTAATCCAATAACCTTCCAAGATGAACTAAACCTATCTACAGGTTCTTCGTCATCTTGAACAACAGATACTGGTTGTTTTGTATCTTTTGCATCTATTACAGTAAACCAATTAAGATTTTGAACTGTTGAAGCATTTACAGATGAATCAAGTCTGAATTCATTTGGCTGTAAATATTTCTTTTTATCTACCTGCTTCATACGAATGCCCAAAAAACAAATATCGTCTACAGGAACATCACGTAACATGTGAAGTACACCTGTGCCGCCAACCAAAAAATTCTTAAAATCATTTTCATTATGATATTTAATACTTGCAACAGCATATGGAGTTACATCTAAACAAATACCTTTCCAATAGCGCATGCACTTACTGGAAAGCATAACATCTCCATCCATTTGAATAAAATTGTATTTATTACGAATCTTGTTGCCAAGATAAACATTAGGGCGAAAAACCCCACTCTCTTGGCCTACGAGTGTGCGGTCAATCGACGTACCAGAAATAGCTTCTTTCGAACTTGAACGTTCTTTATAGCATAAAGTATATTCTATGGTAACCACATCGTCCTTTTGAAAACTCAAACCAACTACATCTAATTTATTTGGAATTTGATAATATCCACGTTCATTAACAAAGAAATTTCTATATCCTTGGCTTGCTTTAGTCATTACGCTAAAATAATATCCTCGTTGAACTTGATGTGAATTCACTAACGCAGACAAACCGGCAGTATCTGAATTTACCTCTGTAATGCCATCTGAACCAGAACCTTGAAACATATAATATCTAGGCTTGGAATGATAATATATCTTAACATTTTTAAGAACAATTTCATCCGCTTTTGAGCCAGATAAAACTCCGCTATATTTCTTTGAAAGCAAATCATTAATTCGATTTCTTATATCATTTGTATCTGGAACAGTTAATTTGTATGTTTGTCCCGGTTTAATAACTTCTATGTAATCTTTAATATCATCATTATTATCATCACCTTTTCCTCCCATAATAGAAGAAATCATGTGACGCTCATAAATACCAAGGGTATCAAGAGTTTCCAAAGAAGAAGCATCTTCGACTTCATAAACAGTAGCTGAAAAATCGTATAAACGTCTTCCAAGAGTCTCATTAGGTGTTAAACTTATATCGGTAAGCATAACGACCATAGCGCCTTCGGCCATTGAACGATAAAGTTTAGGCTCTCCATCGTTTAACCAAGAGACTAAAGATTCTCTGAATTCACGTTCATATAGCCAATCATTGGTAGTCGTGGTTAAATAATTCTGCGAAGTTACACTGGAAATAGGCGCAGATGGATATTGATTTCCGCTAGTCTTTTCCCAGTTTTTAAAATCATTACGAACTAAATCCTTGACACCAGTTTCTTCTTTATATTCAGAATATAAATCTTTAAGAGTATCATTGTTATGATGAATCAATTGAGCTTTATTCGCAAACTCGCTATACGGGTCAGCTTCCGCAGAGATCGTTCCACTAATGCTAAATTGCTTATAATTTAATACAGCATTTTCTGCAAATTTAGGATACTTGCCGCCAAGGGTGTCAATTTTAGCTCTATTGACTGTTGGCTTGAAATTAGTAACTTTATAGTTATAACGAATAGCATATTGCTTTTTCCCACGAGATAGATAAGCATCATAAAATTGCGGCAAGCACATAGTAGACATTACAGGTTTTGCCATTTGCATGCCCGTTGAAGTCAAACCTTCTACACGATACCTGTACCATGATAAACTGTTGACTGTATTGTCTATAATGGAGAAATTAACCTGTTGTAACTTTGCAGAATAGATTGTTTCCCATTCCTTAAAATTATCAGCATTAGATGCTCTTCTTACATAGACTTGAATACCATCGCTAAAAGAATATTCGTTTTTAACCGTTACTTTAATCGAAGCGGTTTCATCATCTACAAAAGCAGTAATTATAGGCTGCCATTCGTCAGTACCAATATATTCACCAATTTGAAATTTATATTCTTTAGATAGCTGATATTGATTCTTTGTGCGGCAAGTGACACGGCAAACATAATATGTACTAGTCAAATCAGAAGACGTTCCATCGCTTGTATTCTTTAAAGATGAAAAATCAATATTATAGACAATATTATTTGGATTCAAATTTTCACCAGTATATACTGTTGGTGTTGAATACAAAATATTATTTTCATCATCTAAAATATCGAATTTAAATGCTTCTAATGTCTCAGTTTCAGTATTTAAAATAACCTCTTCGCCAGCACTATTGACTGTGGTAAAATAAAGCCCTCCCGCAATTTGCGTTAAGCCTTTATTAAATGTCATATATGAATTACCTGTATAATTCTCAAATACAGATAGATAGATTTGTGGTTGATGAATAGGCCTGATTAAACAAACACTAGACCATTCTGAAAAATATTGTGTATGAGATAAAAGATAACTATTCTTCTTGGCTTCATCATTGATAGGAACTTCATCAGTTCCATCATAAGAATCAAATCTAATTTGAACTTTATAGAATTGATTCGTGTTAAAAGCATTTCCATCCACATAGGCGGTAGGAATGGTAACATAATACATACCTGCCGCCTTGTCGAATTGTAAATCTTCAATAAGAATCCCTGAAATTTTATTTAATGCATTCTCATTATTAAGTTGATTTACGCAACTTACGTGAACGTGCTTTATTTCAGAAGCAGAATTAAAAGAAGAAAGAGTAAAATACACAACAGCATCTTCTGTATTCACAAAAGCGTTTTGAAACGTTGAAACCACAGGAGGATACAAAGTGCTTACCACTGTTGCCATACTTTACCCTTCCTTTCTATTGATTTGAAGAACTTGTATCAATCCAGATACCGACATGAGTATTGGCTGGTTGCGTTTTGCCAGTATATACAAATGTCGTACTCTCCATATAATTAATGTAATTATCAAAAAATTGAGCAAGAGAATAATTACCCTTACCGCTACGAGTGTCCACTACATTTTCAAAACCAACTCCAAATTCAGAGTAAGGCATAGTGAGTGAACCGTCTTTAGCCTTTTGACCAACCTTTTTAACAAAAGATTTTACAGCCATTATTTATCTTCTTTCTTCTTTGGAGTGGCTTTTAGCTCTTGGGTTGGATTTTGTTGTTCCTGTTGAGCTTTAAAATTGGCTTCATCAAGAGCTTGAAGCATCTCGCTCTGAACCATAGGATAAAGTTCAACAAGTACATCATTTAATGCGTCTACCATTACAGTGGCAGAAACATTATTTGATGCCATAAAATTGTGTACCATATTTTTTACAAGAGCATGAACCCTCATACGTACTTCTAATTCGTTCATATCCTTTTATCTCCTTTTATAATTGTTATGGTTTAGATGTGTTAATAACGCTAGCTTTAGCAGAAATAATTCCAATAAATTTAGTGGCTTTTCCTTCTCTAGAATCTGCTGCCCAGAAATGCTGATTATCTTCCATATTAACTTTGTGAGTATGCTCATTAAATGTACTAGTATCAAGTTTACTATTTGCTGTGGCCTGCGCCGTATCAGCAGAAGCCTGTGCCGCATTAGCCTTTCTACGAGCATCATTTACATCATTTTGTCTATTTTGTATTTCTTGATTCAATTTATTTTGTAAATCATTTAACAAATCGTAAATACATCCAAGATGGTCAGAAACCTTACTTGAACTTCTATTGGCACCCATACAATTATGTGAATAGCCGCCATTATAATAAAATTCATTTGCATACATCCAACCATCAAGTGACCGCACATCACGTGCGGCAAAAATTGATGTTGTTGAATTGCCGCCAGGAGTCCCTTGGAATTCTCCCCAATTTGTTAAGATACCATGTCCAATATTGACATGTGTGCGTTTACCGATGTTGGGAACATCATCATAAGATGATTCAATAGTCCCTGTACCGCTTCGAATAAAGAAATGGCTATTACCACCAGAAGAAGGAATCATAGAGAATGAAACACCACTATCTGTTTCATTGTCTTTAATAGCAGTGGCAACCATTTTAATTCCTTCTGCGGCCACATCGCTTCTTACTTCGATACCACCACCAGCAGTAGAATAAAGTTTAAGCGCTTGGCCTACAAGCTGTGTCTTCTCACCATTGTTATTATTAAAGTCTAAATACGCTTTAGAATTGTTCGCACCGAGCAGCCAGTGTCCAGTATTAGAATGGGTATTTGAACTAAATGCTTTTGAAGACATGTGATAATCTTTACCAGCACTAATATTAAAATTATTATCGGCAGAATTAATAATTGAATTCGTAGCCTTTAGCCGCAAATTACCACCAATATTATATGTAATTTTACCTTCTTTATCTTCTGTATCATCTTTTGGAGTACCAGTAGCAGACAAAGTAAAATCACCTGTAGACATTTCTGTCTTTCTATCTTTTGGATTTTCATACTTAAAATGATTATCCAATAGTAGAGAAGACGTTTCAGATGATTTTGCGGAAAGGCTTAGATAAGATTTTTCATGACCAAGTTCTATTTTATCAGGGTCTATATGGAGCCTATGCGTTGAACTTGTGGCTGTCTTCTTTCCCGTATCTGGCGCATACATATTCAAATGACTACCATAGATATTAAAACCTCTTGGGTATTCATCGGTAATCTTTGTACCAGTAGTCAAATACAAATCTGTTGTTTCTTTCTCTGCTTTCGACGTAGTACCATCAACAAAGAATTTAAATAGATTCGTATCTGCCCAACCAAACTGCGCACCAATATATTTTGCGTCAAGAGCACGTTTACCAAAAGCACCAATCTTACCGATACCCATTGAAGACTCTTGGTCTTGTATTGCATTTGTGTAGAATTGACCAAATTGATTGATACCGACAAGCGGGTATCTATGCCATTTATTATCTTTTTTATAATGCCTATAAATTGAAAAGGTTGAATCTTTACGCGGGTCAATTTCCACTTCAAGACTATCACCTTCGGCAAGCGCGGCATTTGCCCCATCAAACTCGATACTTGAATTTTGTTTGGTTAACGGCTTGCCTTTAACCGAGATATATGCTGGATTAGCCCCTAAGATAAGGCCCTGCTTATCTGATGGAATTGAAAACTGAGAGTCTTTCACAGGATACTCTGTGTATGGCTTGTCTACTTTTGCTTCTGTAAAGTTGCCATTTTCATCTGTCTCGGCATTTGCAATATTGTATAATGCGCGAGAACCGATTCTCCATGCACCGATGTAGCTTTCACCACCCGGAATTAATTTAATGCGGCCTTCCTCGAAATGATTATTTTGAGATGCCTGTTGTTCCGGCAAACCAAAAGTTGCAGAACCACTTTCAGCATCTAAGAAAATAGATTGTTTGCCATGAGAATAACCCATAAGACCAACACTAGATTTATCACTGTCATAGGTCTTAGATGTTCCCATCACAACACCAGTAAATTTATTTTCTTTATCCTTTTCGCCAGCACCTATTTGCGGCGCTAAGATATAGTTTTCGTCTTCGTTGATTTCAAGATGATTTCCATCCCAATCATTTAAAGATTTTAATCCATAAGTGTTAAGCGACATATAAATAGGAATATAAAGCTCAACAAACGGATTGGTATCTACCGCATTATTGTAAATTTTACAATGGATTAAATTGTTTCCATATTCGCCATCGTATATATCATTAGGCAGAATATAAATTTCAGATAAGCCTTGAACCTTACCAGTAGTAATGAAAGACTCTGCGGTATCTTTTTCTTTAATTATCTTAAAGCAAGCATTTCGTGGATTTTCATCATACGTTTGACCAGATTTTGTAGGCTCTCCACCTTCTGCTATCCATTCAAAATATAAGCTACTTAAATCGCTGGCATCTTTGCCGCATATGAGTTTAACGCCTTGATTTTTATTATACAATGGATTGCGGCCATCCGCATTGTATGTAATTGATTTCAGTAATGAGTTTTTATCAATTTGGATTGTGTCCAAATGCTCCTTTGCCGCATACTTAATTACTGGAATTCCATAAAATGCATAATATTTATATGAACTATCTCCAACAGTGTAGTTAACTTGCGCCTTGACTATTTGATTCATAAATTTCTTAGAATATCCGTCAAAGCTATATGATACAACGCCGCCATCACAGCTCATATATTTAGACTGACCATAGCCCATAGACCATACAGGGCTATTTTCAATTTCAATCTTTTCATTGCGCTGATATAGTTGAAAATCTAAAACCTGCTGCGAAATCGTTTGACCGCTATTCCACTCAGGCTTTCTTGTAGCTTTATCATACACCAAAGCAAGAGCCTTATTTTTTAAATTCTTGGCTGTTGGAGAAATCTTAGCTACAATGTCTGTACCATTGGTACCATTTTCTCCAACTTTTGTAAATAGAAAGTCAGTACTTTGAGTATAAGTAACACCCTGATAAGTAACAACGGCTTCAACCTGATTGGACACTGCTGAATAATCATAATTTGCCGCAATTGCCATCGGATATAATTGAGACACGCAATATTCAATTTTACCATTAGACTGATTTAAAATCATTCCTTCTTTTGGTAAAGTAATCATCGTATTCTCTAGCGGCACTCGCCATTTAAGGTCATATGTGTCTTTATTTACTTCAAGCCCCGCAGGGTCAAAGAAATGACAAGTTAAAGTTTTAATCTCTAATGGGTCTTGGTATCTATCATCATCAGGAGATACGCCAGATTCAGAGTATTGGAATACTTGGTCACCATTTTCAATAGTGATATAATAATCTGTCGGGTCTGCGGCAGATGCATTCTTTAGCACAATCGTTGCCGTGCCAATGGCATATTCAACATCTTCAACAGATTCATTACCTGTTGGTTGTCTATCACGAAGATAAACTGCACATTTAAATGTAGCAGATGAATCAATGCCCTTAACGGGATACGTTAAAGTATTTTTGTCCCAAGAAGCTCCTTCAAGTGCCGCCATTTGATTTTTTAAAGCAGAAAGATTATTATATCCTATTCCGTCTTTTAGACCTTGTTCATATCTTTTTTGTAAAGACTCTTTTGTCTCTGAGAAAGATAACACTTGATTATATTCATCAATTTTAGACCATACAAATCTAAAATAATCATCTGGATGCCCATTGGCTTTTCCAGCCTCAAAAGAATCTTTTTTACCGTCCAAAAGACAAATTAATGTAGGTTCTCCACGGTCAAATGAAAATTTAACGCCAAGAGAAGATTCAATAGAAATATTACGTTTAGCAGCTTCATTATATAAAACAAAAGTTTCCTTTAAAACCATCTGCTCTTTATATACGCAAACGCACATATATTTATTTTCATATGCGCGATTTTCCGCACCAGTAGTAGAAAAATTATATCTATTACCTTTATCATCCAAATACGCCCAACCAGAGCCACCGTACATCTTATAGTTCTTTGAAGATGCTGTTACTCTGCCATCTTCTCTAAACCAATAAAACATAGCGTCACTAGACAAATCTTCATTCTTGTGCCGCAATGTGCCTGTCACACCAAGACTTGAATTTGCGGTAGAATCTCTGAACGTAGACCCTTTTGGCATAGATAGGCGCAGCATATAGTCACCATTCGTTGCAGTGATTTTCCGCAAACCATAGAACTCTACATCTTGGATGAATATATCATCGCCCCAACCAATAGGCCTATCTTGTGCTTGAATAGCGTCTGTTTTTTCAACAAAGTTCTTGCAATAGAAAATAATCTGGTCAATATATAAGAAATTTTCCACATCGATTGGAAAAATTTGATATTGGTCAAAATAAGTTTGATATTGTAAAGGCGAACCAGTCATTGAATTACTATCAATAGTATAAGATAGTTTTTTAATTAATGGCTTACCTTCATCATCTGTAGCATCACCGTCATTAAAAGCTAAAATAAAAGTTAAACCATATTCACCAGTTTTAGTTAATTTATGTTCTCTTGGTAGAGATGTGCGGAAAGACGCTTCGATTAAAATCGCTTCAGCTTGCTTGATGTTATTTTCTAATTCTTCAACATCAATTGATAGAAAAGCATCGTGCGCCGTATTCACATCTTCATTATATTTATATAAAACCTTATAATCTTCTTTTTTATACGAGCGCAATCCAGCAGGAGTAACTTTATATTTATCACTAAGACAATTGCGGCCAATAAGATTGTAATTGCTAATAGCAGAAGACACAAAGCTGATATTATTATCATCTTCTGCCGCCTGAGCAACACCTACAATATTTTTCTTCTTTGAAAAATCGCCCTCTGGAATCAATACATATACAGATTGCCCTTGTGTATACGTATTCCCTTCTTGCGCATAGGCTTTCAGCTTGCCGCCATTGTATGAAACAAGATATTCACCCGTCAAAGAATTAGTGCAACCAGCGACAGTGGCGGTAACTGTTTTGTCAGTTGCTATTTGCGATACTCTGTTGGCAACTACTGTATCAACAGCATTAAGAATAGCATCTTGTAAATTCGCCATTGTCAACTCCTTTTCTTTCTAAAAAATAAAGCGGGAGAACATAAGCTCTCCCGCTATAAATTATGTCCTAAGACATATCAAAACTAGAATTATTCAATTATAAACTTTTGCCCAAAATTATCGAATCTTATAAGCATATTGTACAGCTCTGTCGTTCAGAGACATTAATGCAGATTCAATTTCAGCAGCGCTATTGGCCGCAGGGAATTCAGCAGTAATATGAACATTCTGCTCAATAGAGTTATTTCCATCATCTTTTGTGCGGGCAAGCTGACTGATTGCCGCACCAAGAGAAGAAGAAATAGCATTAGATTTGACGCTATTGGCAAAATTCCTAACTGCTTCAACCGCTGCCAAAATATTCGCTGTGTCTGTAGAGTTAAGAACAAGCTCTTTCTGATGCAGGAAAGCGAGTTTGCCATCTTTCTTTTCTGCCGTCTTGTCGCTCCATGTGCCAGTATAACCACCAGTATCATAGCCATAGGCACCAGAAGCTGGGTTATAAAGTTGGGCCGCACGTCCACTGTAAATATATTCATTTACAATCTGTTGCGCACGATTTGCAACCCCTTCACCGTAGCGTTCAATGATGCGGTTGCGGCGCACTGGGTCATTAGCCCAAGAACCATAAGTCCAGATATTTTGTGCGATACCGAAAGCGATTTCCTCGCTTGTACCGCCACCTGCTCCACCTGAACCAGAGCCGCCGCCCGTAGGAACTGTAGCTTGACCATATTTCTCATAATTGGAAATAGTGGTTTTAAGGTCAGCGTTTTCCTGTTCCTTCTTAGAGAGCTGGTTCGCCAAATCATCTGCTTGCTGTTTAAAGGCTTGCATATTATTGTTTGCGTCAAGAATACGGTTCGCATAATCTTGCATCGTTGCTTCACTCTTAGCGACTTCGCCAGACATGTCTTTCAACTTATTGATGAAGTCTGTTGTGCTCTTGGCAAGCTCTTCTGTCTTTTCATTGGTATTTTCAATTGCGCCACTTACATCGTCGAAGTTAGTTTTTGCAATATCTGCTAATTCTTTGGTGCTATCTGCGTAATCTTGACCATTCTTAACAAGCTGATTAAACATATCATCGGTACTGGTATTGAAGTCATCAATATTCTGTAGCCAATCAGAAATTGAAGTAGACCAACGAGTATCAATTTGGTCGAATGCATCATTGTTACCCTGAATAATCTGGTCGTAAGTATCTTGTAGATTATTCTTGTTTTCATCGGTGAGCATGTCGCACATACCAATGAAGTCATTGATGATATTCTTTTCAGATGTAGACAGCTGTTCACTGGTACCAGCTAAATACTCTTTCAATGAATCGACAATAGTTTTTGTGCGTGCGGTCTTCTCTTCAAGAGAAAGATTCGCATTATTCCAAATATCATTAATGGTTGATTGAGCATCCTGTAACGCCGATAAAGAATCAGATTGAGTTTGCTTCATCTGGTCTTTGGAAAGATTATATGCATTATTTTGGGCTTCAAGCAAATCAGACTGCGCCGAACGGACATTATCATCATTTGCGGTGTACACATAAGAATAGTTACCCTGAGTATCACGGCGTAACTTCATCTGAGATTTATTGCGCTGTGCTTCTTCAAGAGCAATCTGCTTTTGAAGGATTTCAAGTTGTGCGTTTGCATAATTAACATCATATTCAGAAAGTTTTGTCTTATCGCGCAGATAAGATAGCTGCTCTTTCATTTGATTGGTAATCTTTTGCTGAATGGACAAATCATTTGAACCATCCAAGAGGTCAAGATATTTGCCTTGCAGTTTTTGAATGTTATAAGATTTATTCACATCATCAAGATAATAATCAGCATTGCGGTTGATTAACTCCCACTGAGTATTCATCCAATCAAGGTCTGTGCCAACAGCCTTGTTTGTCCATGCTTTAGTAATCTTGGAAACAGTATTTGTATACTGCTGCTGTAAATTATCTAAAGAGTCTTTGATGAGGTCATTAATATCGCTGGTAGCATCTTTAATCTTGTCTGAGACAGTATTCCATTCCTCGGAACCCTCTTCGAGAGTCCCAAGCATATCTTTCCAAATATCGCGTTGTTGCATTAGTTCAGAAAGCTCAACGTGATAGTTATTCTGTTGTGCGCCAAGGACCTTATTCAAATCGTCATAAGATTCTTCACCATGAAGAAGCTCGATAATGTCGGCCTGATGTTGTAATTCATCAGTAATAGCTTCATATTGGTCTTTGCGGCGGTCCATTCTATCTGAAATATCATCAATCATATCGGTTATATGACCATGAAGATTTTCAATTTCAGACCAATAATCAGAAATAAGGCTGGTAGCTTGTTCATATACAGTCTTAGCAACATCGTATAAGTCAGCAGAATCTTCACCAAATATATCAGAAGTTCCAGTTTCATTAAACTGTTTCATTTGTTCTGAAATGTCTGTAAGATTCTTCATCGACATGTCGAAATAACCAGTGCCGTAATAATCTACTGATGTGTCTCCCGCTAGCGCACGGTCTTTCGCGGCCTTTAGATTTGCAATGCGGTTTGAAGCCCACTTCTTATATGCATCAGATGTGCCTGCCGCATTCATTGCTTCCTCTTGGTCTTTGATTAAAGTATCATAATACTCATTCGCACTCATAGTCGCAACATCAAAATATTTACCAAGTTTTGCAATACTATCTTGTGCTTCCTCATATGGAGTAAGCTCAATACCACGATTGAATGCACGGTCGAAATCTACAAGTTTTTCCTGAATATCTTTAAGATTATCCATTGCTTCAACTTGCGTCTTAAGTACATTAATTCTTAAATCTTCAATTTCATCATTAAGGTCTTCAATTTGCTGAATCGTATCACGAATATCACTTGAAATTAATGTATCATAGCGTTGATAATCAGTTTTAAATTTATCCAACTTATCATTCGCCGCATCAATTTGGTCAGACAAAGAATCTTGCGCTTCTTCTGAACCTGCTGCGTTATATTGATTAATAAGATTGTTTACGTCATTAATTAATTTTTGATGAACAGTAGCATAATTTGTGATATACCCTTCTTCATCAAATTGGATACCATAAGAAGAAGATAAGCTGCCTTGAAGCTCAGACATTTCTCCATTCTGAATTTCCAATTTATCTTTATAAATATCAATTTGACGCTGTAACAACTTATTTTGTTCAGCAATATTTTTAGCAAGTTTTTTGCCAGTAAGGCGTTCTTGTTCTTTATTAATACGTTCATAATCATTACCGATAGCTTCAAGCAACGTATTAACGCGTTCGTAGCGGTCAATTTCATCATCTAAGGCATCTTTCTGTTGTGGAGTAAAAGTATCTCCGCCTCCGCCAGAGCCACCATTACCGCCACCGCCGCCAGAACCAGAACCAGAACCGCTAGATGGTAAACCACTGAATGAAGAAGGAGATACGCCAGAACCAGTAGGCGCCCAATTTTTAAGACTTGGAGTGGAAGAACCGAAAAGCGAACTCAATCCCTTTGCAAGCTGCTTAGAATGCTCTTTAATAGATGCTTGTGAGCCCGTCTCTGCCACAGCCCAATATGTTCTGCCAGTGTTTTTATTGACAAATTGCTCTTGGACGTTTCCTTTCGCATCCATTTTCGTTTTGCCAGTAGAGTAAGAATTTTTACGTTTACCACTACCACCAGAAGAGTTATCTTTACCACTGATATGCATCTTAAATTTAGGAACAGTAATGGTACCGACACTATCTTTTTTCCCGCTATCCTTGTCAGTAGAAGTAATTTCTTTTGTTACAGAGCCATCATCATCTACAGAGCTGGTTACATCACCGTCAATACCATCAAACATAGCCATAATATCGCTAATGATACCAGAAATGCCATCAGCCATGTTAGAAACGGCACCTTCTGCTTCTGACATTGTTCCTTGCATCGCCGCACTTGCAACTTCACTATTTGACATCATTGCTTCTGCTAGACCTTGACCAGTCATAAGCATTTCATATGCTTGTTGTTGGGTCATTGCCCCTGTAGCAGCGATAGAAGCAGCAGTATTCTTAGCAGCATCAGAGTTGGTCTGATAAAAAGTTGTCATTGACGAAGCTAAACCAGAAATGGTTTGAGCATATTGTTCTTTGATTCCGCCCATTTCATTTGTAGCATCCGCGGCAACCTTACCAGTATCGTCAAATACCTGATTGATTTGCTCAAAATTATCAGTAACAAAATTATTAAAATCAGAAGCTGCATCTAACTTTTTCATTTGATTAGACGTTTCTTTAATCTGCTTCGCGGCCTTCTTTTGAGATTGAGTCATTTTATTTGTAACTTTAGAAATATCTTCAGTATTTTCAATCTGTTCGACCTGTTCATCGGTCAAACCGCTAGTTGCTTGCTCCATTTTAATAGACTGTCTTGCGGCTTTACTCATGGTGCTAGCGTATTGAGTGACATTCATTTTGCCGCTCTTAAACTGCTTGTTAGCTTGCTGTAAACCAGTGTATAGTTCATTTGTCATAATTTGAGCGAAGTTAAAAATGTCATCACTCTTTAAAACATCATCTAGTGCTTGTCCACTAGTAACAGCATTATTAATTTTATCTGCAAGGGTATCAAAACCAGAATTAAGCCTATCTAAGAAATCAGAATTTGAAATAGCGCCATTAGTAAGTAAATCATTAAGCTGTTGAATTTCTTGCAAAGGTTTTTGTAAATCCAAATTGTCCATATCAAGGTCTTGATACGCGGCGATAATATCTTTATTGGTAGAAGTCATATCAATGGCTTCTCCATTAGCCTCTTTCATCGCGGCAGTCTGCTCACGTGTCTTTTGTGTCCATTGCTCGACAGCACGCTGATTCAGCTGATATTGGTCACCAACTTTTTGCAGGAATTCAAGATATTCAGGGTGTTCAGCTACAATATTAGCAGCTTCATCTTCTGTAAAGCCACCTTGCTCTTCATATGCTTTTTGATAATCTTCAAGCATACTTTTCATATTAGACTTATCTTCGGATGCTGATTTTAAGTTGTCTGTAGATACGCTAGAGCTTAAACCAGATTCAATCGCATTTTGAACATCGCCTTTACCATCTTCAAGTGCATCTACAAGATTATTGATATATTCTTTACCAGCCTTGGTAGCAGACCCACCAAGAGCTTCATACTCATTTGAAATATCTAAATTATCTAACAAGATTTTCTTGATTTGTTTTGCAGATTGGCCCACAAAATCATTTTTATCTAATTTATTTTCAGCGGTTTTAGCCTGTTGTTCAATGATTTGCTGTGCTTTTTGATAATTATCTCCGCCAAGAATGCCTTGGTACATATTTATTCTTCTCTGATATGCATCTTTATCGCTATCAGAGAGATTGTCTTGTTTTAATAATTGCTGATAATCATCAATTGCTTTGTTCAGCTCTTTAATTTTATCGGTAATAGTACCAGTTCCGTTCCAAACGTTTGGCGCTTTTATGCTCAAATCAGTTGTATCTGTAATATTATTACTCGTCATCCATCCAATACGAGAAGGAATATTGCCAAAACCATTATCAGTATAATTCAAATTAGATATTTGCTGTTTCGCTAATTGGTCAGTCAGTTTACTAGACTCATTTTTAGCTTTGCTGATTTTTTCTGCCAATTTATCAAAATTATCAGAATTAATCAAAGCAGAAGAACCTGTAATATCAAGTTGGTCGGCAAGACTCTTAGAGGAATTAGTAAGTTCATCTGTAACTTCGCCAGTTTTTTGATACGCAGCATACGCAGCATCAAAAGCAGAAGTATCAACTTGCGATTTTGTATAAGCATCATCGTAGTTGGTCTGAGTAGTTTCAATATTTGCTTCTCGTGCGGCAGATACAGCAGAGCTAATAATGCTAATAAAAGCCGTTAAAGCCGCAATAGCAATTCCAACAGGGCCTGTCAATACCTCTAATGCTTTTCCTAAACCACTTACTGCACTAGAAGCAACCTTTAAACCAGCACCGCTTGCCGCAGCTTTTACACCTAATAATGACATACCTTCTTGGGCAGCTTGTATTTGTTTCACAACGCTCTTAGTATCTAAATCATCAGCTATATTTTCAATCGATGAAATAGCCTTTGAAGCATCTTTAAAAGCGCTGAGAGCACTAACAGCTTGCGGGACAACCATGGTTAAATTCATCATTGTCTCTAAAACTTTGTCTCCAAGAGATATATCATCATTCGACCAAATAGAGCCTAAATTCTGAAAAGCCTGCCACGCAAAACTAAGTTGACCAACGGCAGAAGTGACTTGAATAATAGATTGTATTTCATCTTGTGTCACCATACCCTCCGTAAAGTCCTCACCACGTGCAACCGCTTGCTTCTGCACTTCAACAGCAGCTTGAGATTCAAAATTTTGTTTTGTGGCATTACGAGTTCCAGAAATAGGCATTCTGTTTTCTGCGTTAGCGTTGCTCTGTTGCGCCGTAGCTAAATCTCCTGCTCTCGCAATTTCATTAGCTGCTTGCTGGAGTTTATTTAAAGTCTGAGTAGCAGCTTCAAAATTTTGGTCATCATCATTAACAGTATCTGCAAGCTCACGCAAATAAACAATAAGATTTTGAACAGGTGTCCTTACATCTTCAACTTTTTTAGCATAATCCTCAAAAGACTTATCCCAAATATCACTTGAACCGGCCATTTCTTGTGCAAGTTTTTTACCAGCATCTACCATTTTTTGCATAGACGCAGATGCTTCTACTTTATTCCCGGCAGTAGCTTCATCTGTTTGAGCATAGTTCATATGCTCTAAAGCTCGTGTAATACCTTTACTATATTCACTTGCTTCAACGGCTACGTTATTTGTAGCATCTTTAATGTTTTGCTTGCCAAGAGCTGATTGTATTGTAGTTTTATTTTTCCTCATCACTGTTTCATAATCATATGACCCAACAATTTGAAGTGCTCCGTTAGCATCTCTTTCAAGCTGTAAATATTCTTTTGAAGTACCTAATGCTTTATTCATTGCAATATTAGTAGCTTCAACAGATTCACGCATCTTCTGCTCTTGGTCAATTACACCTTGAGTTGATGTTACAATACTATCCAAAGCATTGTTGTATGCTTTAATCTGAGAATCGTTCATATTAGACTGATATTGAATCCCTGTATTGACAAAATCCATAATCGGCTTTGTAGATTCATTCTCTTGAATATTATTATAACCTAGTTCTTGCAACTTTTGTTTTCTCGTTTGAGCATTCATCTTTTTCATAGAATCGACTTGATGATTCTGCATTAGAGAGGTTATACCACGAGCAATCTGAGTACTGAATACCTTAGTGGCAATAGACCCAAACGCAGTAAGAGCGGCGGAACCACCGCCAATAGAATCAACAAGTTTCTGCATTAAGTCTAGCGCTTCGGTCAGTCCATCCAAGAACCCATAGAAATCAGATGAGTCACCAAGACTATTAATGATTCCTTCAAAAGTGTCTTGTAATTTATTCAATTTTCCTTGTAATGAATCAACGTATTTATCATTCATTACGTCTAGCGTACCGCTAGCGTTTTCAGAACCCGACTTATATTGACTGTATAAATCTGAACGATTCATCAATGCTTCAAAACGTGTTAACTGATATTTACCAGCCAACGTTTGCGCGACTGCGGCCTTTTGCGTTGAATCAATAGAAGACCAAACGCCCATCAAGTCTTCCATAATGTTACCGACACCGCGCATTTTTCCGTCACCATCAAGTACCTGTACGCCTACCTTTTGAAGTACCGATGTTACGTCTCCTAAGTTAACCCCATCGTCAAGCGTTTCTCCCATCTGTAGGTCAGAGAAACGGGCGTACAAGGTTTTAAGGCCATTTCCGATTTGTTCTGGGGCCTCTCTAGTAACAGATTCGATGGTGGCAATCTGTGCATTTAATTGGTCAGTTGTAACGCCTAAAGTTGATGCGGCTGACGCAGCACGTTGCGACGCTTCTGCAAGCTCTCCAACATCCGCAGCAGAAATATTAGCTACATTCGCCCAAGAATCAAGGGCTTGATTTAACTCTTCTATATTGCTATCAAGACCATATGCGTTCATATATGCTGTAATCTGGTCAGACGTAGTAGCGGTATCTTGTTGAGAGGCATTTGCTAGTTTGGTTGACATTTCTGCCAACTGTTGTGATTTGTTTAAATCAAACCTTGTGTTCCATAAGATTCGCTATATCTTATGCGTTTACGCGGCTAATGGTTACCCATCAGAGCAGACTATATCTTACCTGTATACGGACAGTATAGTCATTTTGTCTGTCCCAGGTATCTCTATTTCGGCTACGCTTGCAGCCTACTTCTCCTTGACGGAAGAATAGTCGTTGAACCTTCTCTTACGAGCGGGCTGCTGATTAGGCGCTAGCCCTTCCAGCAATTATAAGATTTTCAAGGTCTTTATTTATTTTGAGATAATAATTCATCAATGGTAATGTTTTGGCTATCTAAAATCCAATAATAGCCTTTTGCTTTACGATAGCTTTTAGCGCCACGTGAAATAGTAGAAACTGCACAATTATTATCTTTATTAGCTTCTTTAAGTGACACATAATGTTTAGTATTAGACCCATCTGCATCATATCGTGTGACTCCACACGCATCAGAACGAACTACACTATTTCGAATTATTTCTTGAATTTCTTCTGGTGTTTTATCTAATTTTTTAAAACTCCAAAAAATCCAGCACATGTTCCATTGCGCTTTGCGGCAGATGCCACCGCAGGTCCAGAACAGTTCATCACATTCGCAGCATCAATCACTTTATTATACATATACAATAATTCTCCATCCAAAGAATATTGATAAATTGTCTTTTGCATTTTATGACCATTGCGGTAAGCATTATTCATATTTTCAGATTGTCCAACTAAGCGAAGGTTACTGAGAGCATTGTTCTTACGATTGCCATCAATATGGTCAATAACAAGATTATCATCAGTAATGGGACCATTAAATGCTTTCCATACTAATCTGTGCATAGAATAGGAGTGTCCATGGTAAAATAAACGCAAATATCCATTACGTTCTCCACCTTTTAAAATTTGCTTATTTTTTCTATTGATGAAAATTCCATCTTTAGAGACTAAATGTTCACCATCTGTATGTGGAACTACAACAAATTCTGATAAATTACCATTATAATATTCACGTTTTTTGGCTTACTGCGATGCTTTATATTATTAGCATTTTGTTTGCTTGTTACCCAACGCAAATTATCTGCATGATTGTTATGTTTATCACCATCAATGTGGTCTACAATGTCATATCCATATGGATTAAAACAAAATAATTGAGCTACTAAACGATGTGATGTAAATAAAATTGGTTTATTTTCAATCCAAAATTGAACTTTATGATATTCATTATTTTTATATGTACCATTGATGAAACGTTGCTTTTTGATATTATAAAAACGTCCAAAAGATGAAACTGCATAATTTGTAATCTTATCATCATAATAAAAACGTTTCCAACTTTCTGTATTAGACATAAATACACCCTATCTACTCGTTTTATTTTACAAGTAGACTATATCATATCTAAATTTAAAATGCAACTATTATTTTTTTACCTCTAGTGCAAAAAATAGCGTGGCCTTGCTGACTAAAAATCAATGAAGAGTTGGTCATGGCAACGGTAGTACTGCCAAGGCTTTTTGCTGCTTCGTTAGCTTGTTTTGCATAATCTACCATCGCATCACGAGAGTAGTCAGTAACAAGCATAATTTGTGTTAGAGAATCATCCAAATCTTTTGCGTACTCTACAGCCTGACGCATTGAATCAGTAACTCCATTGAAAGCGCTCGACATAATACCCCAACGTACAGTATTGCCCATTGTATTAAACAATTTATCTACCATAGAACTTGTAGTCTTTATGCCAGTATCAATTTTTCCAAGTTGACCTAAAACACTTGTGAAAGCTGCTTTACCACTATTACCAGCCAAAGAAAACGAATTCTGTAAGCTACCAAGAGATACATTGCTTTCTTTTAATTGACTGGTCAGCTTTGACATATCAAGCATACCAATTTTAGAATTGAAACTTGAATTTAAAGCAGTTTTAAACTTATTAAGGACATTAAGCGAAGATTCAACTTGAGAAGAGTCAATCAAACGTTGTGATTGCATTTCTTTTAATTGAACCATAATTTTGTTCAATTCAGTTTGAATCTTGGTCAAACCTGAATCATTTACATTCATTCGTAAATTATACTCAACAGTATTTGAATATTTACTAATAACAATCACCTACTTCAAAGTTACTACACGTATGATTTTGTATCATAAGTATATCCTCCTTTTATATCTTTATTAACGTTAATATAGGCATAAAAAAAAGAGCCTACTTTATATAAAAGTAGGCTCTACGGTATTATTGAATTTTGCCCTAAATCTCAAAAAGAGGGCCATCTTCGGTTTGTAAAATCTCATCTTCGGTATCTTTAACATTTTCAGTTGTTAAAAACTCGGTAGCCGCATTAATGGCTTCATGCACTTGGTCAGGTGTAGCCATTGCTTTTACCTTAACTTTTTCTTTTAATTTAGTCTCTTTTTTTGGTGAATTATTCATCCCCCATTTATCAACAATATCAAGAACATCTTGCGCATCGTTCTCAGAGAAAGCATTTTTAAAACGTTTCACAGATTCATTGACAATATCTCCACTGAAAGATTGAAAAACAGAAAACACTCCACGAGCAGATTGTAGATATTTTACATAATCGGTGAACCACACAGCTCCATTATCGGCCAATAGATTCAGCTCAGTCTGATATTTATCATACATATCTTCAACAGTACCATCTTCCAGAAGAGCATTCCAAGCATCAAGAAGATTCTCTGAAATCATGCGGCCGATTTCAGCCTTACGCTCTGGATATAGAATAATCGCCGCATACGCATAGAGCGCACGTTGGAAAACAAACTGGTTCACAAAACCATTATCTTCTGCTGATTGTGCGGCAAAATGGATAATATCATAAATATCCTGTGATGTAAGTTTACTGTTTTTTTCACTTTTAAAAGCAATAGTCATATTTACTCCTTTTATTTCTTATAATAATATATATTATATCATATAATTTTATATATGTCAATACTAAAGCGCCATCATTGCCCTAGAAAAATATAAAGTCATAGAAACTTTTCTAGCATACATTCTATTAATAATATTAATAGTCTCGTTAGAACGATATGTTTTCATCCATGGACCTTTTTCTGCCGCTTGTCTAACTGTACGGGAAATACTACTTCTATAATTCGACATTGAGCTTGGCAAACCGCTAAAGGATGCAAATTCATCAAAGTCTTGTGCCAATAATTTCAATAAATCATATATAGACAGAACTTTATTATTTACAACCATTAAAGAAGCAAAGTCGTGTTTTTGAAAAGCTCCTGAACCAGTTAAAGCAATGGCGGCATTACTATATTTACAAAATTCTTTCATGTTATTAAAATTAGAGTCCAAACTTTTTGATAAAACATAAGGAACATCTTTTCCATTCTTTTTTACTTTTAATGCACCTATATGTCCTTCCATCCATTCAAGATTTTCTCTATGCTCAATTCCATTATCAAGAAAACTACCGAATGTCATTCCTTTTTGAACATTTTTAATAGTAATTCTATTTCCTAAATGCTGCTTAACTTGATTATTTAACTTAACATTAATACCAATCTTAAAAACAATTCCGCGTTCATTAAAAAACATTTCAACATCATTTTTAACCTCTTTGCCGTTTAATGTTTTATTGCCAGTATGAGTAGCATCCTTAATTACTTTGCCACCACTATTTGTAAACATAGCATCTAGTTCTGGTTCAATGTGATTTGCAAAATAATATTTGCTATGTTTTCCAATATATTTTACAGCAACCTCGAATAAAGAACCACCAATTGTATTAAAGCAATTCCTAATAGACATGACAAGTGAGTTGTAAGACACATTGTCTGAAATACCACCTGTATTTTCTGCAAAAGAATTTAATATTTCGATATTGTTATGTAAACGCTCCATAGCGCTTACTACTGTTTTGCTAGCCCCTTCAACATCATTCCTAGAAAATGCTTTTCCATTTAATGTTTCGAGTTCATTGCCAATAAAACCTTTGTTATCTTTAACTGCTTGTAGCTGACTAACAAGTATAGATTCTCCGCATTGCGACATTATATCAATGATATTTTGTAAACGATTATTGACTTCATTAGATATTCTTACAGCATACTCTGGAATATGCGGGTCTTCATCTGATTCCGACTCATTGGTTATACCTGCTCCCGTTGGTAGCTTGCTTGTGCCGTCTGCATTAAAAAGCCAATCAGCATTTTGCAAATTTTGCATTAAATTAGAGCCAACTAAACCAGTTTTTCCGCCTAGTGCATCTAATAAATCCGACAGTGTTTTAGCATCAATTTCAGCCTGCGGATTAGAGAATTTTAATGATTCTAATGAAGTCTTAAAAAAGTCTTCCACTATTTTCTTTTTTGCACTCTCTAAATTTTCAATAGTATATTGCTGGGGGGTTATATTTTCAGCATGATAATGTATATATGTACTCACTGCATTCATTATATCCTCCTAAAAATAAGCAACTAAAATAGTTTCTAAAACATAAAAGCAACTATTTTAGTTGCTTATTTCTTAAATAAAAAAGGGACGCTCCCAAAGGAAACGTCCCTAAAAGTCTAACTAGCGAACACTGCGAAGGTCAGAAACCTTGGGAGCGGTTTCGACTTTTACAGTATCTACTATTGATTCAGTTGCATCAGCAACTACGTCTTTATCTACATTAGCCGCAGAATCATGAGACGTTGCGGCGTCTATTCCCCCGCTGCTTCGGAGAAGACAGACTTAGTGTACCAACTATCTACATCAGAGTCCTTGGTACGTCCATCGTGACCAAGGATTTCTTTGTTCTTGTAGTTGTGGGTAGTGTCAGTCTTATCAACGATTTGTAGCGTAGCCATAACCTTCTTCTTCTTATTGAACTTGGTGTAGGCAGGCATACAATCGATAGTGAAAGTGAACGAACTTGGGTCACCAGACGCAGCCATAGAGAAAGTAAAGTTACTTTGAATCTTGCCGCGAGGGATGACGAATTCGGCGGGGAGGTCATTACCAGTCTCTTCGTCACGGAAGAGAGTGGAAGCCTCAATGTAATAGTAACCAGCGAAGTTCTCGGCATCAATCTGCATCTCATAGGCTTCATCGTAATGAACCTCATAGCAGTCAATACGGACAGTATCGCCAGCCTTTACGCCCTTATCCTGATTCTGGTCGCCAGGGGTATCAGCCGCAAGAACAAAAGCGATTGTCTTGCCTTCAGCCTTAACCTCACCATGTTCACCAATTTCGGCAGCAGTAAGAGCTTTGCCGTCAGAAGTCATAACCTGAGATTCAGTTACGGCAGAGAGGTAATTGGCCTGAGCACCAGCGCTGTCAAGAGTGACAGGATAGATAGGAGCTTCTTTTGTAACGATGATAGTAGCACCGTTACGGTCTTCATCTGTGAGTTGAGCAACGAGCTTGCCGCCTACAGTCTCAGCAACCATATCATAGGTAGCATGGACGTAAACAGGAGTGCTTGTGCCATTCTCAGATTTCTTACCCTTAACAAGACCCGCGCCAGAAAGCATTGCAAAGCTGACAGGGGACATTAATGCGTCTTCTAGACTGCTTTCTAGAAATAAATAAATATCTTTCAATATTTAACAGACTATATCTTCACCCTAAAAGGGGTTTCCCGCTAACCTAAATTGGATGCATTACTTCCAAATAAGGTATTTAGTCGTTGAAGTTTTTAGTTATAATTCGCCAGAAATCTGAGCTCAATAAAAAATTCTCTAAATCGTTATAATATTGATAAGGAATAACTAGCAAAGGAATATCATTTTTACAACAAAACCTAATTTTAATTTTATCATGCTTTTGCTGATATTCTAGTCTCTCTTTTGTACTCCACCCTCCAATAGAATAATGTTGTTTACCATTCAATTCCACTAATCCTATTAATTCATCGAATTGATTAAAAATAGCAAAATCAAACGGTAATGGTTGTTTGTCTCTACAATTAGGAATTTTATATTCGCGTTTATATATAATATTATATTTTTGAAGAATCTTTTCGAACTCTTCCTCAGCATGAGATTTCACACATCCACAAGAATAATAATATTTGCTAGCAATTTTCGTTGCTTGCGCAGTAAAATCTTTACCGCAATCACATTTACAATCAAACCAAAATGTATTATTTTTATAATAACATTTTTTAATCGTTAGCATATTTACTTTTTGACCAACCATTTTTTCATATTCTTGTTTTTTATTCGCCAAATATGTTTGCGCTCGTTGACATCCACAAGACGTAGTATTACCAGATATAATACTATATTTATAAACATCAACCATTTTCCCGCAATCACATTTACACATATAATATTGGTCATTTTTACTCTTGAGTACGGTTAATTTACCAAATTTTTTCCCAATAGCATCTTTATATTTTTTAGACATTTCTTTAGTTGTCTTATTCACACCGGTTGGTGACCTACTAAGACAGCCACAAGATTTTACACCGCCAGCTCTAAGGGACGCCCCACGGACGCTTTTAGTGTTGCCACAATCACATTTACAAATCCAATTTTGTGGGCTTTCTTTATCCCTACTTATAACAAGTAATTTCCCAAAACGCTGTCCGATTAAATTATTATCGCATTGACGACAACAAGCAGTAGATGTTCCTTGTACTAATGCAGTTCCACGAACCGCTCTCTCTGTACCGCAATCGCATCGGCAAAGAAAATATTTAATACGATGTTTATTGGTATGGTCAAATTTAATAACCGTCCAGTGCCCGAATCTCATTCCTGGCTTAATTTCACTTGGAGTCATAATTAAAGTCTCCTTTTTCAAGTGTCTCATAACTAACTTACCTGCGGATTATCCAATCCTATATTGATTTTACCATACTCTTGACAATTAATCAAGACCCCATTTCATATCACTACAAATGGTTGGTTAATATAGGCTCTAAGGAGATTCCCGCAATTCAAGAAATTTTACGACCCCCAGTCATTAACAAAGGGTCAATGTCTTTTCACCACATTTGTATTATCTGCATCTTTATGTATACATGCAGTTTAGACTATATCTTTATTCTTTTAGAATATTTTGCACTTCGGATTGTAGCATCCTACACCATTAAAGGTTAGTCGTTGAACTTTACTAAGCATCTTAGCTGCGGATTCCCCTCGCAAGGGCTTTCCCGCAATTCACAAAATTTATTTCATTCTTAATGGTATACAAGCATTAAGCGGCCTGAGCAGTGAAAAAACTTTCCCAGGCGATAAGACGTGGATTCATTTTATTTTACATAATTCGCTAAATTATATACAAAACGCTATATGTTACCATATAGATTAGACTATATCTTATCTTTCGATTTTCTAACTTCCATCTCCAAAAACAACTGAGATGTACACTCAAATGAGTTAGTCGTTGAACCATTTTATTTGGCTGCTGATTGTCCACTTAGGAGTTCCCAGCAATTCAAGAAATTTTACAAGAGCAAAATCTACCCTTGCCCCCCTGTGCGTAGACTGTAGTAGCAGCGCCTTCAAGGCTGGAAGTCTTAGCAGTATCAATATAAAGCATAGGCTGACCAGCATCAAAGTGCTGACCACCAAGGTCAACGGAAGTGAGAGGCTTGAAGACAACATCACAGATTTCACGTCATTATTCTCTAATGGACTATCTCTTACTAATGCTCTAGTCATTAGTATACCTTTTTTGAAATGCGTATCAATAGCATTCCTCAATACCTATTAAGGTAATTAGTCTCTACATCGCTCTACCATTTAATTTCTGGTAGCATGACTCGGGATTGCTTCTTAGAAGTTTCCCCGATAGCACTAAATTTTTGAAATTTTTCAAATTTTCGTTTTAAAAACAATTCAGGATTATTTTGATACATATAATTGCCCAATAGAATTGAATCTCTTTTTCCAAAAGATAAAGTCCACTTAGTTTGAGAGCCACCTACGATTCCAGCTTTTTCTTTTAATATTTTGTGTAATGTAGAAAGAAATTGCGGAGAACCGCTAGCAAAGCTAGTTTGCAAACGATTATTTTTATATAAACAAGCGCAGCCATCGCCATCAAAATATCCTCGGATAAAATCTGGCAAATATTGCTCTGGAATTTCTGGGAAACTACAATCTAAACTTTTATGTTCTTTTCCTCCAAGAGCAACTATATCATCATAAATCACTTTACATGAAAAATCAATTCTGGCAGCCTGCCTATCAACATAGTCATATAAATTTCCTTCAAATTTAAGCTCTTTTGCAAACTGCTTTAATATATATTTGTCTTTTTTATGGACTGTAATGTCAAACATCCTACCGCGATAAATACATCCATCAGCAAACCAAAACCCAAACATATAAGCCATATTTCTGCTCCATGTTTTAAAATAATCTTGATTTATATTGTATTTCCTTGATCGCTGTGATTGCAATTTACTAAAATCTTCTTTAGACATCTTTTTCATTTTCACACCATGAGTGTAACAAAAATCACTTAGTTGTTTTCTTGGATATTTATTTTGAAAAAATTCAACCCATTCTGCCGAGGTTTTACTACTGCTCTGCGACAATAGAATTTCCTTGTCCTTTTCTAAAAGGGGCATAATATTAATCTCCTTATTATCTTTAAAAAAATAAAAAATTTAGCACCCCGTGCGATGACACGGATAAGGTATATTAGCGCAAGTGATTTACGCCAAAGCGATTCATAAATGTTTTCTCCTTTTGATAGAAATTGTATACATTTTCCTTAGTTACAAGAACGTAACGCGCTTGTTCTCGTATCTAATATATAAACAGTACCAACAAAAGCACTGATTATAATCTTTTATTTATAGATATTATCCATCCAATTAGCAGGTTCATCCATCTTGCTAACATCCATCATAGGGGTTGTAGCAATCTTTTGATACAAATCATAAGATAGTTTAGTTGTATACCGTCTAAAGCTATCAAATAATTGAAATGCAGTATATGAAAAAATAACATTAATATCAATATTTAGCCCAATAGAAAGAATAGAAGCATAATTAGCAAAAATGCTCTGAGGTCCTTTTCCTTTTTCATCTTGTTTTAAAGCAGCGCGTTGTCTGCGGCCTTTCTCCAACTTTGCGGCAATCTCCGCCGCTCTATCGTTAGCAGGATTAAATTCCTGCTCTTCACCTTCTACACCTATTGGAAGAAAAAGCTCACGAATAGTCTGCTTAAAATTATTAAAGTTCATTGGATTTAGCTGACCAACAATCGGCTCATTCTCTTTCATTCTAAAATTGATACATCCATTATCAAATTCACATAGATAATTTGGAAAGATGATACCGAAGAAGTTATTTATTTGTTCTCTCGAAGTATCATCGTGTTGGATAATAACTAATAATACTTGAAAATCATTCAAGTATTCTAATTGACTTTTGCCCTCATTTTTAAATTTTTCCGCAATCTCTTTAGACTTAACGAAAAACTCAACAGCCATTAAAAAATCATCTTCGCCATAAGCACAAATATCTTTAATGGATGGCTGAGAGATAGCGATATTTGCTCCCTCAACCATCACTGGCAAACCAGCCAAATATTTACTTAAATCTCCTTGTATCTCTGCCATGAGTACCTACAAATCTTGCGGCGCAGGTTTTGTATTATCAATATTCTCTGAATCATCGGCTTCTGAATGAGTGGCTTGATACCGCAACATAACACCGCCAAGATATTCATTTAAAATAACTTGGGTCGCACCCATAAACTGTAAAGTACCTATACCAGAAAGTCGTTCTTCATTCATAATACCATCAATATAGCCAGCAATCATCCATGGACGTAATTGATAATCATCCATCTCCCAATAGTCAAGTTGAGAAATTATGGTAAAACTTACAGTGCAATTGCGATACCTCGGATTAGTAGAAGGAGTAAAATCGTCAAATTCAAGCATAATATAAGATTTGACTTCTTCGTGTTCGCCAAAAGAAAGTTTAGGGGTAGCTTTAATATATTGCGCATCTCGCAAATCTTTAATAGTATATTTTTCAATGGTACGTTGATATTGTTCTTGCGTTTTATCTAAACAATCAGACGTATTAATAATCAACAACTTTTTCAACATATCACTATATGGTCTACTTTCAACAAATAACTTGCGCCAAATCGTCTCTTGGTCTTTAGCGTGAGATAGAAAAGTAGATTTATAGTTTGTTCTTAGGATATTAGAAGCAACGTGTTTCATATATAACCTCCAATCCTAAAGTGATTTAATAGTTACAGGTAATTCAGTTTTTATATCATCATATGCCGCATGTAACACGAATTTACCCTTTTTGCCAGAAGTAATATCAACCTTACATGAATCAAAATTAGATTCAATAATCTCTGCGGTATCTCCTTCAATTGAAAATTCAACTTTTGTATCTTCTGGTAGATTCTTTATCCAATAGGTGTGAGAGTCATAAGGATAAACCTCTTGCGGCCCTTGTATAATCGGCTTCTGCCATTCAATGGTAACAGTTTGTGAAAAATCACCATAGCAAATATCAAAAGTGCGGATAGCGCCTGCATACACTTTAACTTTACACATGCGGCCATCTTCATATTCTTCTTGAATCTTTACTCTTGGATTATTCTTTACTTCCCAATGAATTTTAGGGTCATACGCTTCATTTGAAATTGCATAGCCAACAATTGTATCTTGCTTGGCGGTTGTTTTACCGCTGATAATATTGATTGGAGTTGTTTCATCTTTAATAACACGAGGAAGCTCTGCAATACTATTATCGTAGTATTCTTGGATTTCAAGTTCTAAGATGCCTGGAACTGTAATAGAATCTGTAGTCTGGACTTCCCAAGTATGTCCCGCAAATTTAATATGTGTAAAACGTTTAAAATAATTACGTGTATTTTCATCATTTTTTATATATATAGTCCCAGAAAGATTCAATTCATTCACATTAACGTTACTCTTAATGAACCATCTAAGGTCTGTTTCTACGGGTCCTTGGCCGTATATCCAATATGACTGCCCATTGACCTCTAATTGGTACCGGCATTCGATTATTTCTGTATACAAATAAGCGGTTTGAGTAACGACAGGCAAATAGACCATCCAATGTGACCCGTTATCCAGTATTTCAAAAGTATCTCCCGGCTCTAGCCCAGAATCAAACTCTACAGATAAATACTCCTTGTTATAATCAGCTTTTCTGCCACCTGACATTTGATTAATTAAACAAGGCCAAACGGAATTACCAACTTTAATTTTCCGCATGTTATAAGAATTTTTTAATGCCCATCGAAAAGATTCTAATTTTGCTTTATCGATACGGCCCTGTTGATTCCCTCCTAGATATTGAAGCCTAGCGCCTAATGTCTTTACACTCATAGGCTCTCCTTAACATCATTTGCAATATTACATGCTTCAAAAATCATGCGGCGATATAGCATAAAATCAATATCTTCGCCTTGCTGCTTAATACCTTGAAGTTTATAAATCAACTGATATAATTTTGGTACATTTGGAGTAATCAAAGCCATGCCAGTCAATTCAATAACCAAAGTATCCAATGGCTTAATCCAATTCTTGCCATCTTCAAATGTTGGAAGAAGTTTGAAGATTTGGTTCGTGATGCGACCTAGACTACTCTTCACATCCTCCACTTGATAGTCTAGGATTCTATCATCAACAACCATTAGTGCCATTTGACAGGCTCCATAATCATTCCAAAAGAAGAACGAATATTGCCCTTCTTATCTTCATATCTGCGACTATACACCCGCTGTGCGTGAAAAGCCTTCTGCTCATACTCTTGTTTCATAGTAATCAGCACTTTCATATGATTTGCCTGAGAAGTAAAACTGAAATCGCTGGAAGAATATTTCTGACGAATTAAATCTACAGTGGCAAGTTGATATGAAATCCATTCCGCAATCATATAATAGCGAATAATGGTCATTTCCTCTACGGTTAAATGAGTACTGAAGCACTTGTTTTCATAATCAAGATGAAAGGGATGCTGCCAATGCGGAAATTCAAACTTAGGAACCGCCGCAATCAGAATTTCTTCTAGTAGTTGTTCGGTATCCTCCTTGGTAAGTTCCATGAACATGTCATCCGTAATACCAGCTAAAAAGAATTCATACATCTCTTGGAAAGAAGTAGGAGGTGTCACTTCCATATCTTTATCAATATCATCTACATTTTCCGTCATGTAACATCCCTCCTATTTGTTTAACGCACGCGGCGTGTACGTGTAACTGTAGCCTTTTCAGCTCGACGCCCACTTGGGGCTGAAACATTGCTATCACTATCTGGATTATCATAAGCGTGTTTATTGCGGATAGCGGCAGCAATATCAACACCAGTCTTTTTTGTAATAGCTTGAATCTTACTATTATCTGGGATTTCAAGCTCAATAGCCTTATCCTTTAGAAAATCTACGATACCATATGGCGCATAATCAAGTGCATCCAATAGTACATCGATATTATCTTCTGTCAAACATTTTGCAACGTCTGCGGCAGTCCAGCTATATTCATGGTCATAAGAATCTTCTGGAACACCAAGCTCTAGTGCAAGCTGTTTATTTCCAACATGAATATAATTTTGGATAAGAACTGCGCCACCCGGCTGAAAATACAGCTCTCGAAGTTCACTGGCCTTGACTTTCATGGTAACGCCTTGAACAAGACGACGAGAGCGGCCAGAAGTTGAAAGAATATAACCTGTATCTGTATCTCCTAGGCAACGAATAGGGACTAATGTATCATCACTGATAAGTTCTACTTCATTTGACATATTTTATTTTCTCCTTTTAAATCGTTATAAAAAGAAGGGACGCTTTCACGTCCCTTCCATAAGTTAAATTATTTGAAACTAACAGTTGGGTCGTTAGTTCCTGCATTAAGAATGCCATTTGTGCGGTCAGAGTAAGTGTAATAGACCTTATCAAGACCTTCACCTTGCTCAGTAAGATGCTTGTCGCCACGTTTAAGATTGACGAAATTAACAGTATACTGAGAGAATTCCTGACGCTTACCAGATTTATTGTAGTCTTGGCAAAGTAGGAAAGCAGTGTAACCATCCGCATTGGGCGTTTCACTGTTGAATGTATAAGTATTGTTCTCAACATTGAATGTGGCATTAACATTCTTAGGATTGCTGAGACGCATTGGATTGACATTAACACTGATGTTCTCAAACTTGTTGTTCTTTACATCAACGACAGCACCATCAGCCATGTTATAAAGGCTGATGCAATTGTTAGTCATACCTGTAAAGACGTTATCTGAGATTTCAGCACGTGTAACGTCTTCATCGTTGGAAATGCTAAACTCAATGACGTTATAGAAATTACCAGCACCATCGAACTTATTGCCGCAAATCTTAACTTCGCCAGAAGTCTTGACTAAAATGGGATTGCGGCTAGTGCCCTTGACAACGCTATTGGAGAGTTCAAAAGGCTGAGAGCCAACTACTTTAACAGCTGGGGTAGCATCTTTTGAATTTGCGCCTTGTACATTAAATGTCGCACCATCAACTGAAACATCAGCATTGGAAACCACAATAGGCTTCTGGAATTCAACACCATTGGCCGCAATCTTCATAGCCTTATCGAAGGTTAATTCTTCGGCAACTGGGGCAGAACCAGCAGTGAACTTAAGAGTACCACCTGCTGGAACTGCGGCAATAGCGTCTGCTACGCTATCATATTTATCAACATCTACAACATCCTTATCCGGCTTTGGGTCGGGAGTAGGAGGAGTCACTGGGTCTAGCGAGTTGCTTTTTTTAGTGCAGTATTCTGATAAGAGCAGATAGAAGGATTAGAGAATACAGCAACGCCAAACTTCTTGTAAGTTTGGAGGTCGGTTGACCAATCGTCATTCTCAGAAGTTGTACGAACGGCAGTCTGGCCTTCGAAAACAATCTTGACAGGCTTTTCGCCAACAGAAGCGAAAATGTAAGCCTGAGAGGGGTCAACAACCTTTTCAGTGTTGGTTTCATCAACCATGGACTGCTGTAGGATGATTACAGGGTGGCCCTTATAGTCGGTGAAGTAACCCTTGCGGAAAAGTTCTTCCTTCATGGAATCAGACGCCCAATCGGCAGAAGCAGGCTTCATGGTAGCAGCGAATTCACGGGTACAATAGATGGTAGAAGTGCCATTACCATAAGAATCGGAAATAGCGAGTAGTTCATCCATCTTAGTTTCATCGAAACCAGCGCCAGTGTACTTATTGGCTACAGGAAGCTGAGCAACAGCATTGGAGAGAGCCTTAAGAATTTCGTCATAGATGAATTCATCCATACCTTCGAGCATGATGTCAGTAAAATCAGCGAAGGAATAACGACCATCAAGGAATTCCTCGAAACCGATGCGGACAGCATAACCGATAGCGCTGGTAGCAACTTCAAGTTCCTTACCATCAAGCATCATTGTTTCGTAACGACCAGCAAGACCAACGCGGGTAACGAAAGCCTTAGCACGTTTGCGGGCAGCTTCTGTAATACGAAGTTTATAGATAGCCTTATCACCCTGAGCAATAGACTGAACATCAGCAAACTGCTCAAACTGAGACATAACCTTTACAGGAAGAATCTCGTCAATGGTGTTCTCAATGAGTTCGAAGACAGCAGTCTTGTTGCGGCGGAAAAGTTTATAATCGCCAGCGAGTAGATTGAACTGTTCACGAAGAGTGCGGTTAACGGTGTCTGCGTCAAAAGACTCTTCATTACCATTTACTGAAAAAGTAAGGGGAGTATTGTGTGAAGCAGCACGAGCGAGCTTTTTAAGTTCGTCAAATTTCATAAGTTCCATTATCTACATACTCCTTTCTTATTCAGCAATAACTTGTAGTTTTAGACCGGGCTGACCATCAGGCATTGTATAGCACTTAGCAACCTGAACAGCAAGACCTTCGGGCTGTTCGTTCTTGGCAAGGATACCATCGGTACCAGGGGCAAGAATATCACCCTCGGCATAATCGCCAGCCTTAACATTGTTTGTAGTGAAAACGTCACCAGCATACATGCGGAAAACGCGAGGAGTCATGACGCCATCATAGAAATCAGACTTCTGCATAGCATAATCACGATGCATCTGCTTGCGCTCGTCATAAAGTTTTTCCTCGTTGAAGACCATCATCCAAGGACCTTTGCCAGTGAAGTTAACTTCACCCTTGGCATAGTCGTACTTGACGAAAGTGCCCTGTTCGAGAATTTCAATTTCATCGGCAGCGGGAAGCTGACCATAAACGCCACCACTGCGGGGAGCAGAGAGGTGGTTAGGTTCAACAACCGCAAAATTTGAGTGACCAGTTAGTTGAACCTCAGCAGCAGTTTTATCTACATGCATTAGTTTATTCCTCCTATTAATAATTCTGTGCTTCGCGGAGAGCAACTAGCATAGGGTCAGCATCATCCGCAATATCATCATTTAAAGAAAAAGTTGTGAGAGGTTCTGTTTCAGTTTCTTCCTCATCAAAATCAACATTCTTCTTAACGTATAGCAAAGCGAGTTTGGATTCAATCTCACTGAGAGTAAATTTATCTTTATTGGCAACAATATCCGCTTTATCTTCATCAGAAAGCATATGATATTTAGCAATCATAGCGTCTTTGTCGGCGTTAATACGCTCGGCTTTGAATTCACGAAGTTCTTTTGCTTCTTGCTCTAGAGCCGCAAACTTCTCATTAAGTTCACTTAGACTATTGGTGAGTTCATCAATCTTGTCTTCAAGAGCGTGTTTCTTTTCAGGCTCTTTATCGGATTTGTCATCTGAATCATCTTTAGAATCATCATCTGATTTATCCTCTGCGGAATCACCATTAGAATCAGAATCATCAGCCTTATCATCTGATTCATCTTCATCTTTTTTGTCTTTTTCGGCAAATTCTTCGCTAGCGGAGTCTTCGTTACCGTTGTCGGCTTCTGAAAACTCTTCGACCGCAGGAACTTCTTCTTCAACTGCGGCAGATGCTTCAGGAGCTTCTACTGTTTCTTCAACAGTTTCAACAGGCATAGACCCTCCTTTTGTAAACGCATTTTTCAATTCATTCATCATAGCAAATAAAGTATGTGAGAAATTTTGTTCAATAGAAAAATGCTCACTTACTTCTGGGCTAGTGACAGATGCGCCCTCAAAACAAGGTTCTACATCATCGCCCAAAACGCAAAGTTTCGTAAAAATTGCGTCATTAATAATGAAAAATTCTACATCGTTACTATCTCGTGTCCAATGACCATCAATATCATCAATTTCCATTGATTGACCCTGACCTTCATCAATACACTTCATAATTTCAGGGTATTGACCAGTCCACAAATAACCAGTAGTCATCAAATATTCACGAGTAGTTGTTTCCCCCATCTCATTGGTATCATCAAATTTTTGAAACCAAACATCCGCATCAGGGGCAACAAAACCGTATGGAACAGTTTTACAAGAGAATTTTATCTCTCCATCTTCAATATGGATAACTTCGCCATGGTCACCAAAATCTTCAATATCAGATTTATAGGCTCCAACCACGGGCACTCCCCTAAGTGTCTTAGACATTTTCAGAGCAGTCTCACGGTCAATATATGAACCATTGCGGTTTTTACCAAGGTACATGACTTTAATATCACATTTAGAAACCTCGGGGCTAATATCAGATGGTGAGAGGTCTACAAACTGCACACCGTCAATAGAACTTACAGGAACAGATTCGTTTCTTAGCATCTTCCTCCTTTACATCTATCCATTAGCTTTGAGCTTCTTTATTTGCAATTGTCTTATCCGTCTTCTGGTCATCCGCAAGCTCGGGACGGCCACCAGTATTATCACTGGAAGATGGATTTTTATTCGTTGTCTTTGATTGAGCATTATCATCACTCTTGGTTGAAGATAACGCAGGAGCAACAAATACATCATTCAAAGACATAATATCATTCTCAAAGTATGCGGTCATAAGGACAGCGCTCTGAGACTGACCAAGAGCTACTTGCGGCAAGAGCTTGGAGAACCCAAGAGAAGTCATGTCTTTATATTGCTTTGAAAGGTCTTTATAATTGTAGACCGTTGTCGGCAGAATATCAACATGATAATATAGCCGCTTTGAGTTCTTGTTAAAAGGTGCCAACAGACGTTCGGCAAATGTCTGGAATTGAGCAATCAAATCAGACATAGTGGCTTCATCGTTCGCAATTGATTTTTCAAGTGCTAGATTGCCGTCAGCGTTGAATAGGTTTTGACCAGTACCGGCTTCATTGTAAACCGAACGTTCAACTTTATTCAACTGGTCAACAGATGAAACATTACCCTTGTCCGCAAGGTCTGCTACATCTGTATCTGCGAACGTTGTTAACACGTCAACTCCAACAGCATCGCCAAGCATGTTGACGGCATTTGTATGGAGCTGTTGCGCTTCTTGGACATCAAAAACCAAATCGCCATTCTTATCGATAGGCATCTTTTGAATAATGATTTTCAATATCTGCTGAAGCATCTTTTTCTTATCTAAATCCTGAGCATCTTCTAGGTCCAGCAACTTTGGAATAACACTCATGAACAGTGGCGCGTCACTGCCAGTAATGTTAAATTTAACAGTTGTCGCTGGGTCAATTAAAAACCAGCCGTTGGTGTCACCAGCAAAATCTTTGGGTAACTTCCCTTCCTTGTAGGCAAGGTAGGCCTTCTGGATTTCCTTGGGCCAGAGCTTTAATACCCTAAGTCGATACTCAACGTCGGAAAAAGCATCATCGAAATACTTCATATTAAATTCCACCGCAGGAGAACCATTATAATAATAACGACTGCGGCAATAGTTAATAGGTAACTCTTGGATAAAACATGCATCTTTCTGCTGTACAAGTGTGCCATAATATGCACCTTTCCGCACAACTTTAAGAGCTATTTCACCAAATACCTTCTTAAGATTGCAATTCTCAAGATAACGAGTTGATTTATACCAACCTTCGATTACCTTTTTTGATTTACCCTCTTGTTTTAGCTTCTCGTCATAAATCATTGGCGTGATAAACCAATCATATCTAAAGAGAAAAGCCATATAGCGACACAATCTGGAATAAATACCACTAGTCTTAAAGAAGTAATCTGAGATTCTACGCTGCTCTTTCAAATTATTTTGTTTTATCGCAAGAAGAACATCTTCTTTTGTAATATCTCTGCGGCGAGCGTATCTATCCGTGACTACTTGACCAATATCGAGAACTGCGTCATTAGCAAGTGTTTTGTTGCCTACTTTAATTTTATTAAATGCCATTGAGCCAGTAGAGCCAGTAGCATCAGTGGCGAGATGGCAATCCCGCACGCTTTTATCTTTAATGGTAGCCAACGCTCACCTCCTAATATCCAGCTGCTTTCATAATATAGTCATAAGAAATCTTACCTTCATCATAATAAGGTATAGTTACCAATTTTAAATTATGGTCTAAGCAGTATTTTCTTTTTAATGCATCGTTATATTTTTGATAACGCAAGTGACGGCTTCCGCCATATTTGCCTACAGGAACGTAATGCTGCATGCCTTGAAACTCCACGAGGAAGTCAATATCTCCAGCATCATCGAACACGCAAAAGTCAAAACGAAGATTGCGGCCAGATTTTCCTACTAAGCCAGGAAACTCGTATTCTTCTTCAAAAGGCAAACCTGCGTCTTTCAATATATTATAAATTTTAATTTCACCTAACGAATCACGCATCGTATTTGTCCCTTCGGAATTATCTTGCTATACTACATAAAAAATGCAAAATAGAAATAACACTTTTTTGCCCAAAAAATAAAAAAAATTAAAAAAAAGGAGCGCAGCTTTCGCCACGCTCCTGATAAAATTAATGTTTTGAGAAAAACATAAATTGACTTAAATCACGATGCCTGCCTCTGTTTCGTCTATCCTCTTGGCGCTTACACCAATAGAGTCCATAAATAAGGGCAGAAACCTTATCCTTTAAAATCTTGCGGTTAGACTGTTTTAGGATAATGTTTGCACCTTCATTATCTTGAATCAGATTTGCCATCTGAGATTTTAAAATATCTGTTGCAACGTATGGCCGCAAATAATCTTGTCGCTGCAAAGGGGACATTTTCTTTCCCTGTGCCTGTTGGAGCAGTTTATTCTTCGCTGTATTTGAATCGATTAAGAATTTTAACTTACCATTGCGGAGCTGCGTTTGAGTGTATGAATAAAGCTCTGTATTCATTGGAGCATTAGCTTTCATCATCCAAATCGCATTCTTAATGGTATTTTCATTCTCAAAGGATTTATAGTTCTTGCGGTCCTGCTCGTTCGGAATATCATCCAGATTAATGATACCCATATTAGGGAGAAGTTCGTCCGTTTCTGGGTCATTTTGGTCGGTGATTAAGTAATCCAGAAGTCCGATGCCTAATCCGTTCGCATCTAACACTATCGCTTCACATTTAAATGCATTAAAAATTTGCTTTATTCGTATCGCTTGGAATTCGAAATGCGATTCCGATAAGGTGTAGATGTTTACAATCTTTTTATCGTTCACACCTGTGGTGCGGGCAGGGGACGATTCAATTACCACAATTTCTGTTGGGCAATTCAATCGACCAACGTCAACGCCCATGACATAATATGTATCTTTATTCTGGCCCTTATCGTATCCATTTTTAGACAGGTTAATGGAACGGTGTTTGTCAAACTTATTCATATCAAAAAATGCACCGTCAAGGGTTCCTGACCAAACACTACCCAATTATATTCTATGCGGTTCGTTAGACCGCATACGTATCCTGCTATATATTGCTATATAGATTAGACTATATCATCTTTATATTTCCAAATATAACCTTTATAATGTTTTAATTTTCCTCTACAACACTCTGAAATATGCCCAGTGCCATTCTTCATATCAGGAAAAACCACTCTCTTAGCTTCTCCGCAAGAACAATACTCGGCAATATAATTTCCATCTAAGTCGAATTGTACGACTGTTTTTGCCTTCCCAGTATTTTGACAAAAGCTTACATCTTTTTTGGTTAATTGAGAATTATATGACCAATAATGTCCTTCTACAGTCAAAGCTGGCTTTTCAGCATTTGCATTAAGAACAATTTTTCCTCTTGAAATACCAGTTTCTTTTACAGCATCGGCGATATTATAAAATGCATGGATACAGTTAAAATTTTTATCATACATATATAAAGTTCGCATATTTGTGTGACAATGATTATCCCATGCGTGCTGTGAATTCTGTTGAGAAGTAATTATCTCTAAATTATTCACTGCATTATTAAATTTATTGCAATCTTTATGATTAACCTCATAACCTTTTTTAATTTCTTGGCCATTATTTAAAAAGAATTGGGCAACAAGCCTATGGGCATACAGTCTCTTTTTATTAGATGGAGTTATAGACAAACTATAATTTAAATATCCTGAATTAGACATTTGCCCTTTTAAATATCTATTAGTTTTAGAGTTAAAACATTTTCCTTTATCGGTTATATAATAAGGTGTGACTTGATTTTCTACAATGATTTGTTTCATCATAGTTCAACACTTCATCTCAAAATATAATTGTATTACACTTCCTTCGTACTTACGAAGTACTTGCTTCCGCAATAGTCGTTGAACCTACTTTATTAAAGTTGGCTGCTGATTATCTTATATAAGATTTCCCAGCAATTCATAATATTTATAGAGTACAGTATTCGTTTATACTCTCTTTCGAACCCAATTTCGTCCATAGAATTTCCAGTTTCCTGCGCTTGAATGTAATTCGCTGGCTGTAAACCTTCCACCACTGGGATTCGCCAATCTCCTCCTAATATGAACGAATCGTATCCGTTACTGGACACCATGCGGCACAAGGCATCGATTAATTTGTCATACGCATAGGTACCTTTAAATCCTGCACTTGTAACATAAATGTCATTTTGATTTAGGGTTTCATTTGGGTCTACTTTACCGTTCACTTTACGGGAAATAACTAGCATAGGAGCAATAATTTCTTCGTATTTCTGTTGGTCGGTAATAGTAGCTACCTCTTCTGTAAGTACTGCTTGCGCACGGAAGCCTCTCGAAGACGCGCTCATTGATACGTTTTTAATAGTAGACCCATTTCGGAATGAATACGTAACTTCATCTTTCGTCTGACTGGTCTTCGCAAGTGTTCCTCGTGTATCCCAAACAATCTCTCTCGCAAGACCGGGAATCAACTGACATATCTCCGTTATCTTGGAACTCAAAATCATCGCGCTCTGACCTTTACCGTCCGCTACTGTGATCAAAGTTGACCTTGGATACAGGATTGCTTTCACCATTAGAGACAGGACAGCCATGAATGATTTTGAGAATCCTCGGCTGAATACCTCATAGACTGTTCTATATCTCATATTTATCCTTAAAATCAGACGTTGTGTAGGATAAAAATGGAACTTATTATCTGGATTAAGTGAAGCCATATAATCTACGAATTTGTCAGGATACATTCTCCAATAGGCAATAATACGTCTATAGGCTTCAATATTATTCTCAATCTTTGTGGGGTCGATTTCCGCAACCCCTTTTTTGCCATGTGCCGCAACTTTTAATAGATTATTCAGTGCCATAATCTTCCGCCAATCTCTTAGCTTCCTCTTCGCGTTCCCGCATCTTAAATTCTTGGAATTCTGCGGCTTCTTCTGGCGTTAAAATATCATCTTCATCTGGCCGCACTCCCTCTTTCATGATTTCATCAACACTCTTGGTCTTATTTTCCTCAAGTTTCTTGATATAAGATTCAATCAAATCGCCAAGACCAAGTTCATTCTTAACAAGGTTATCTGTATAATTTTTCATATCATTGATAATGAAATCAATCTTATCTTGCGGCACCTCTATCGGGTTGTCATATCTAGGAATGATACCTGAATGATTTTCTACAAAGGAAACCAATTCACCAATAGAGTCAATGTCACGTTTCTTCTCTTCCTGCTTCTGAGAATCGGTACATATTTATCTAATATTTCTATTAGTACTGACTATATCTTACTTTATAAAAAATTTATAAAGGACACTGTTTCGGATTTTACTCCTACTCCACCGATGTGTGGATAGTCGATACAGTTTTATTTAGAGTTTTTAAAATAATATCCATGATAGAATTTATTATTTTCAATAGCTTCTTTTAATCTTCCCGTGCTATTTTTATTTAAACCAATAAAGGCATTTGCGCCTCGTAAAGTTCTAAAATGTTTTACAAAATTGCCATCTTCATCATAAGCATCTACACTATGAACATTTGGGTTATTTAATGAAATTTTCTTCTTTTGTTCTTCTGGTAAAGTTTTGCCTAATTTAGCATTACGCATTTTTAATTTTGATTCTTCTGAATGATGTTTGCCATACATTCCAGAATCTTCACCATATAGATGAACACCATACATCGGATTATTGGAACCAGACATCGCTTTAGAGATTTTACGCCTGCGTTCGGCTTCTTGCTCTTCAGTCAGTCCTGTAGTTTTACAAGTGCCATTCCCTCTCCTTCTGCGATGTTATAAAAATCTTCGCGTCTTGCCGCATCATAATATTTTATCCAATATATTTCTTGTTCATCTAACTCTTCTTGCGTGTTACAATAACAAATAATTTCACGCTTAAAATTTTCTTTGCCATACTTTTTAATAGCGTTTACAATCCTAACGCCACTTCCCAAATATCCATCATATTCATAGCCTTTATGCTGTCCAATATATCTTTTACCATCAATCATATTGGTTGTCATATAAATAAATAATTTTCTATCATCCATACTATTTCCTTATTCTAAATATTCAACCACGGGATTACCATATTTAATAAACTTAGGCTTCCCCGTTAGCATATAATTTATTTTTTATTTATATTATACACCCTTATTTAAAATAAGTTAAATGTTACACAGTCCACCTTTTGAACTTACCTGATTTTCTCAACATGTCATTGGCACTTTGCAGGTCTTTAAAAGTTTTTACATCACCCACATCAAGTGCTTGATTCATCTTTAAATCTGTCTTGCAGATGTTCTTCAAAACCTGTTCACGGTCTGTACTTAATTCGTAATCTGCCGCGTATTTTTGATACAGTTCTTCCATCTTTACCCATTCAGATGGTTTATAAAGAAGTCCCCATTTCAATGACAGATATTTAATATCATCTGGGGTGAGTTCAGATGAAATCTGACTTTCATCGATTCGCGCCACATCTGGAATAAATTGATTTGTATTATCCGCGCCAATAGACAAAGTATCATTCTGTATGTTCTCAACTGGATTCACTCCAAGAGTAGAAGCAATATCAGGTACTAAATTAAGTATCTCTTTTGTTTCTTCTGGAACTTGCGGCGCAGGGGGGTCTTCTTTTGATTTGGCAGGCCTGCCACGTTTCTTCTCCAACTCTGGCGGCAAGCCATTTTCCGCAATATCTTTCGCCATCTCCTTGGCTTGCTCTACCACGTCTTTTTGATTTGATTCATCAAGTGTGTTTTCTGGTACTTCAAGCTCCGCATTGTTTACAAATGCATCTTCTTCCGCATCTTTACAATCTTCTTCTGCTTTTTTCATCTTTTCATTAATCATGTCGATTACAGATTTGCGGCTCATGGTATTATATTGAGCTTGCGAGATTTCTCCTGCTTCAAGTTTATCTAGAAGTTTCTGCTCAAACTCTTCATCTATCTCAGTAGATGCAAGACGGTTCATTTGTTTTTTGGCTTCCTGATAATCAGCGTTGTTCAACTTATCTGAATCTTCATATCCACAATCTGCGTATTGATTCATACGCATTGTCCGCAAATAAGTTCCAAGAACAGACATAGGCCCGAACTTTGCAGGATTCTTCATGTAGGCTTTATTTGCTTGTTCAACCCATTTCGATTCAACATACGGCACATCTATTTCCTTTAGAATCCATTTAAATGTATCGGGTCTTCGGTTATCAACGTACATCGTTAAACATTGTTTACATAAATCGCATCGCTCACCGTTACGTTTTATGTAAAAATCTGTTTCCTTTTTCTTCTTGCCGCATTTGGGGCAAGTTTTATATACTGTATCTTGCGGCATCTGTCTCCTTTCTATAAAAATACCCTACATTCTCCAAGAGAAGAAGAAATGTAGGGTAACTTGTTATTTCTTTTTGTTAAGTTTTGCTCGGCATTCGCGGCATGTGCTATAGAAACCATCTTTTGCTGAATTATTCTTTGAGAAGAATAAAGGATGCGCAAGTTTCATTTGGCCGCATTTGCCGCATTTTTTCCACTGTCCATATTCCACATTTGTATAATACCACATAACGTATTTCTTCTGGGCTGTTTCCGCAATCATCTTGGGAATCTTGCGTCTCCAAAGCGTTGAAAAGTATTGTTCTGTATGCGATATGCCGAATTCAGATTCCATTTGCGCAACTATTTCCGCATTGCTCATACCATCAATCTTATAAACCAAAAGATGATAGAGAATATCATTCTTGTCGTTAAAGGTTTGGTCGATGATATCTTCAAGGTCGATTAATTCCCAGTGCATATCACAGGACAGGTCTGTGTAACATTCCTGCTTGATTGCGGAATAGTATGTGAGAAGAAAAGATACGTGTACTGGATTGAAAAGTGAAATCACGCCATCTGATTGCGGATAACCACGAGAATCAAAAGTTATTTTCTCGTCCATCCGCATATGCGCCATAGTTTTCAATTGATTTGATACCTTTGACTTTGCGGGCCAGCCTTTTACAGATTGTTTCAATAGATACATCTGCTGATATGTTTCGATAATCTGTTTTTTAAGGAAGTACTTTGTCTTCCCTTCCGCTTTTGCCATCTGAACCTTTAAAGATTTTATCAGGCTATCGTAGTCCCGCATACCGGGGATTTCTTCTAGGTCCTGTTCTGAGATTTCATCTTTTTGGTCTAAGATTTGATTCTTATCGTTTGAAATCATGGCGTATAGACCATCTTCTCCGCTTTCAAGACTTGCGGCCATGCCTTCGTATGATACTTGGCGTTTGCGAATAGTTACTTCTCTATTCTTGGTAGAGATGCTATATTGCTTTTTCTTCTCCTTCTTGGTTTGATTCTTATCGGCAGCGAATAAGATATAGTCTGCCATGACTTTAAGATATGTGTTGTCTATATCTTTTGTAGATGATAGAATGTCTTTTACACATTTGATTCTTTCATCTGTGGTTTTCAAAGTATAATCCAACTGTGGCATATAGCTCCTTATCTTATGTTAGGCGAACGTTTTGCGAAGCAAAACATTCGCTAAGGCCGCACCTACGGTGCGGACTGTAGAATTCATTTGACAAGGATATTATACCACATAATCACATTTGCCGCAAGCATTAATAATAAAATTTTATTTAATTTTATTATTTTATATTTGCCGCACTTATGTTTATATTAAAATATCATGTGCCGCATTACCGTTTTTTGCCCATAAAATGATTACACGTAAAAATTAGATGTATTGATTAAACGGTATTACCAAGCGCATTGTTCTTTTTGCTTTTTCCGCATACGATTTTGTTCTACTTTAGCTCTTCCAATAGGTTCGATTGTTATAACTTGCTTGAAAGGAACTGCATATGATTTCGTTGAAATGATGCGCTCTTCATGTTTATTGTTGATTTTTTTCTGTGCCATCTCTGCTTGTCGATATGTAAATGATTTTATATTGTATTCTTTTTTCGCCATGTTTAAAACCATATGTTCATTAAACGAATTCTTTAAATGAACATTATCTATAACATTGAAACGCGGTGTCAAGCGTGAAATGAAGAATTTTTCCCAACTTTCTAGATTTTCTTTTGTCGGTTCTTGACCGGTTAGACTTTTTATCTCCTCTGCCGTGATTAATACGCCAAAATAAATATGTTTATCATTCTTTAATTGGTTATATAGATATTCATATAATTTTTTCTGAGCTTTATTATTTATTGAAATAGCATTATTTATATGATTTGTCCATCGTTGTGAAAAAGAGGCATTGGTATATCCAACATAGATTATTTCTTCTTTATCATTTTTAATATAATATACTCCTTTTTGTTCTTTTACATTTGTTTTATTCTTTGTAAACATGTTTCCTCTTTTTCTTTTATTTTTTTAATCTTTGTGTGAAGAACTATCGTCCTTCTTTTCGGTTTTTATTCTAGCATATATTTTTTAAAAAGTCAAGGGTTTTGTGAAAATTTTTTTAAATAATTTAAAATTTTCCATAAACGGAAAGTTCAAATTCACCAAGAGAGAAAATAAAATGGAAGATGGAGATTTGAGATGTTTGCGGAAAATCCCTTTTTTACAATTGTGAAAAATGGTATTTCAAAATTTAACTTTGGCGGATAAACGGTATTTCAAAAATTGACTTTGGCGGATAATGTGTGCAGGGAACACAAAATCTCCACAGAAAAACACAATTATCCCGCAAGGGTGCCCCCCCCTATAAATATTTTATTGCTACCCCCATGCCAATAAAAAATTTTATTAATACCCGTCTAAAAATATTTTTCCGCGAAAAACAAAAAACACGCCACTTTATTTGAGTAAAGTTAGCCAAGAGCAACAGTTAACCGAGGGTAGCAGTTAACCCAGGTAAACTTTGTAAATGTGTAGGAAATATGTAGAAAAGATAAAGACAAAATTCTCGCGCACTCTCTCCGCATTAGTGATATAAATATAAGTGTCAACAGACAATCAACCGAAAGGGCACACCATGTTTAAGTCTGCCGCAAAATTCATCGCTAAGGCCGCTATCGCTTCTGCTATTTTCGTTTTGTTTTTTAAAATCGCTTTCGTACACACGTGCGGCGCGTGCGGGGGGCTGTTACCTTTGACTCTTGGCAAACTCAAAATCAAAAAGGTCAACTTGTAGACGTGTGCCAAGAGTGCTATCATGAGGTTAGAGCAACCGAGAATTTTGATTAAGGGGCAAGTATGTTCTACTTTAACTACGGACGCAAGTCCTTCACTATCTCGACCGATGCCATAGAGACAGCGGGTTGGAAGTGCTATACTAGAGCTATCGCTAAGGTAAATGCAAGCACTGATACTCACTTGATTGAGTACGTAGCCTACGCGGCAAGTGCTCAAACGCATAAGCTATTGCGCGATGCATTAGGCAAGGACTTTATTAGGTTCTGCTACGATAACGGTACGGCAAAGATAGAGCTAGGGCTACAAGATAGAGTAGTCATGGCGGCATTAAACAATAAATAGCCTTGATAATCGTATAATAATCTATTGCAAACAATGACTAGAGCTGTTATACTTTGGTTGTAAACAAAAGGCCAACAGAAAGGTTACTCAAATGGCTAAGTGGTATGAGTTCGGTAAGTGGGCTATCACCATCGCGTTCGGTGTACTGTTCGCGGTGGCACTTGCTACTGATTTGGATTGGGTGGTTATTTCAGCAGACCTTGACGGGGTGTTAATGTTTGCGGCGTGGGGCTATGAGTGGTACGCTACCGAGGTGTTAGCATGATTGACATTAACCTTATTTTGGTGTTGACTTTTGGAATAGCCGCCATTATCATTGATAGTAACAACGATAATCGACCGATGGGAGATTAAAATGTTTATCGTTACCATGAACAAACCGTTCCATGAGCTTGCAATTAGCGGCGAGCTTCTAGACCCGTCTGATGAGGCCATTATCAAGGACGGTGATGGGGTATGGTACGGTGTCTTTCCGCAAGAAGACAACGATAGCCTTGCGGTGTTTGAAAAGTGCGCTAACCTCCTTAGAGATACTTACTCAGAAGAGTTCGGGTATCTTTCAAGCTTTGATGATAGGTTCACTAAATTCTATTGCTACAATACCAAAACTGATTCGGTTACCAACGCAATTATTGAACTGTTCGACGAGACCGACGACGAGGGGATAGGTTGGCGTTTCGCTTGCACACACGCGCGGAACCTCGTTTAACGTTTCACGTGAAACATTAAAGGGCTAGGGAACATTCCCTAGCCCTTATTTTTGTATTGTCAATATTTATTTTAAAAAACACCAAAAGCCCATTTATGGGCACAAAATTTTACCACGAGTCAAGCATCAAGTCAAGGACTTTTTTCAAATTCACACAATCTACACATTTCATCCCGTATCCCGAAATTGAAACGCTTCAAAATTTTAACGCTTTAAAGTCAACCATGGTTAACTAAAAATGCATAGTCTTTCATCTTAATATCGGGTTAGCCAAGGCTAACCCCGGCGTTGGCTATGTCAACGGCGAATAATAAGACTAGCGAAAAAAATTGTCAAGGCCAAAAGAAGAAAAAGCATAGAAAAACATTTATTCATGCGGCCAGGTGGGTGAACGTTCACCTTGGCGTTTCCGCAGGTAAACACACGTGCTAAAATGCCGCATAACGGACGATACATAATGTTTAGGTATCCTAGGTCATTTATGCAAAACTAGCCCGTCTGGGACTATCTGAGAGCCTTACAGGGCTATGCCGCATGGCCTTATTTTATCTTTCTCTTGGCTTTTATTAATTGTGTTCAAAGTGTGAAGG